CTATTTTGGTGCTTTCCCGAGCTGTTCATCCAGATAGTCCGACCACCATTGCATCAGATCATGACGCTCTGCCATGTATTGAGCATGGTTGTATGCACGGCGTACCTTGTTGCGATCACGGTGTGCCAGCTGACGCTCAATCACCTCTGAGCGAAAGCCGCTTTGCTCGTTCATTATGGTGGATGCTAGGCCACGAAAGCCATGGCCCGTTTGCAGGCCGCCAAATCCCATAATTTTCAACGCCCGATTCATTGTCTCGCTGCTGATAGGCGTAGAGCGAGGGTTATGCACGCCGGGGAACAGAAAAGAGTGACGTCCAGATAAGGCCCGCAGCGATTCCAAGATTTGAATGCTTTGGCGCGATAGGGGCACCAGGTGGTCTGCAGCGCTTTGCTTCTGGATCAGCCGGCCTTTCATGCGCTCTGCCGGAATCGTCCACAGCGCATTGGCCATATCGAACTCTTCCCAGCGGGCCCAGCGCAGTTCGTTCGTGCGCGGAAAGGTGCGCATCATAAGTTGCAGCGCGTATCGAGTCTCGGGGCGGCCGTGATACTGCATGATGCGCTGTAGCAGCAAGGGCAGGTCGTCTGTATCAACGTGGGGGTAATGCTGCACCGGTGGCCGCTCTTGCAGGAACTGGCGTAGCCCATGCGTGACATCATTGTTGGCCAACCCGACTCCGCACGCATAGCGAAAGACCATGCCGACGGCTTCCAGTACCTGTGAGGCCATTTCGAGCGCGCCGCGATGCTCTACCGTCTGAATGATCTTCAATACAGCTTTTCCAGTGACCGCCTCAATCGGCATCTTACCGATGACAGGGTATACGTTCGCCTGGAGTGCGTTGCGTATCCGCTGGAAGTATCCGGTGCTCCAACTCTTTTTGCGGACCTCCAGCCATTCATTGGCCACAACTTCGAAAGAGGGCGGCAGGTGCGCCGCGGTGGCGATGGCAGTCAGACCTGGGTCCACGTTCTCCGCTAATTCCGTTTTCGCTTCTTCTCGCATCTGGCGGGCCTTGGCCAAGCTGACTTCAGGATAAGAACCAAAGGTCAGCCGGCTTTCTGCTTTCGATTGAGGGCGGCGATACTTCAGGCGCCAGCGCTTGGCCCCGCTGGGCAGCAGCTCCAGGTACAGGCCGCCTCCATCGAACAAGCGATTCTTGCCGGCGGGGCTGTACTTGGCGGATTTACATTGCGAATCGGTCAAGGGAGGAATGATCTTGGCCATTACGGTTTATTTACCTCTTTAGAGTAGGTGGTGGGGTTGCTCAGCCAGGCAAGAATGTCTCGGCCACGCCATACCGTGCAAGACGAGCTCAAAGCCTCGCCCGCTGGTGCACGGCCATTGATGATTCGTTTCCGCCAGGTCTCGCGGCTAAACGGGATGCGGTCGGCGAACTCGTCCCACCGGTACAGGCCTTCGGGGTGGATGGTGGGGGCGCTTTTGTGAGCCGCTGCCATCAAGTTGTTGGGTTGTGGCATGGTTGTGTTCTCCATTAAAAAACCGGCGCAAGGCCGGCTGGGATCATTCCTTATTCGTACAGGTTGAAATGGCTTGTTGTTGTGTTTCAGCCGCAGCTTTTAAGCCAGTGCATCTGCTTCACCCTATAATCAAAACCGCCACGGGAATGCTCCGTGGGGGAGCGGCGATCAATTTCACGCTCCTGGTCAATGTGCGTTTGCACGGACCCATGCCTCAGACAGGAAACTGATGAGACATAGCCTTGATGGCTGGCGCCTTTTCTTCATTGATTAGGAGCCGCCATGGCTAAGAAATCACTTCAAAGAGCTCGTGAGCGAGCATTCAAACTTCAAAATGGTTGCTGCTTTTATTGTGGGCAGCGCATGAACCAATCTCCCCTTACAAAGTGCACTGCAGAGCATCTCCAGGCTCGCCGTGACGGCGGCCGGATAGTTGGGAACATCGTTGCCGCATGTCTGCACTGCAACAACGAAAGACATAGAGCTGAGCAGCCAATGGCCCCTAAAGCGTGGCGTGCCTATGTTATTAATGAGGTGCGACAGAAAAGGTGGTCGACTCTTGCTTAGGGGGAAGCCGCGATTAGCAGTGGAGCATGACTTTCCTTTCTTAGTAATGATTCAGCAGTAAGTACTGGATCTATTTGGGCGCTGTCAAAAGCATAGAGAGCTACACTTGGTGTGCTTGTTTCTCGGGGAAAATGAATGGTGACCAGGGAGTTAATGCGGGCATGGGTTGTATTGGCGCTTCAAGCCAATGAGGAAAAGAAAGCATTTCCTAAAGACGTTGCCAGGTACATATGGGAAAACTACAAGAACGAGCTAATGCGTTCTGGAGACATGTTGTATACGTGGCAATACGATGTGCGTTGGGCTGCACAGGATCTTAGAAATTCAGGCGTTTTAAAACCAGTCAACGGTAGGAGAGATTTGCCGTGGGAACTAGCCTGAATGTCACGGGAAATAGGGAAGTTGGGTCGGGTTTAGTCTGGGGACTCGTACCAGCTTCTTTCCTATTGGTCTGATCTGCTCTCTACTATGTTTATTCGTTCGCCGATCCAGCGTACGACCGGGACGCACCAAGAGTTGCCTAGTGCATGAAAGCGAGGCGTGTCGGCGCTTCGTTTGCCTGGGAGTAGGGTATAGCCGTCAGGAAACCCCATCAGTCGCTCATGCTCAAGTGGGGTTGTTGTGCGGATGCCTTGCTCTTCCAGCACATAGCCCGTTCGGTCATCGAAAGCGCGTGCCCCTGTTGCCGTGAGACAAGGGTGAACTGTCCGCGGACCCCATCGCGCTGAACTATCCCTTTTAAAGCTCTCTTGCTCAAAAAGAACCGCTGCGGCACTTCGCCAGTCTCCAAGACATCCGACAACGAACACACGACGGCGTCGCTGTGGTACTCCAAAGTACTGAGCGTCAAGAACTCGGTATGCGAACCCATACCCGAGTTGCCCCAGCATCCCGAGGAAGGTTCCAAAATCCCGTCCTCCGTCACTGGACAAGACGCCGGGGACGTTCTCCCATACCAGCCATTTGGGGCGATATTTTGCAGCAATGGCACCAAAGGTGAGCATGAGGTTGCCACGCGGATCATCCAGTCCTTTTCGCAATCCGGAGACGCTAAATGACTGGCAAGGGGTTCCTCCACAAAGAAGGTCAATTGGCTCATCGGGCCACTCCTGAAATTTGGTCATGTCACCCCAGTTCGGGGTATCCGGATAGTGGTGGGCCAGCACGGCGCATGGGAAGGGCTCTATTTCACTGAAAGCGACTGCTTTCCAGCCCAGCGGATTCCAGGCAACAGAAGCTGCTTCAATGCCCGAGCAGACGCTCAAGAAGCGCATAGACACACCGGCGCGGTTGCCGGCCTCCATTAGGGTTGGTTGAGAGTGGGAAAAGAAAAACCCCGGTTGAGTAAATCAAGCGGGGTTATGGGGTGTTGCTGTAATTGTGATGCTTCATAGGGGAGGTATCCTATGCTTTAGCTACAAGGGGGCGGAAATGGCCCTCACGGGTATGGCGCTATAATCATTTTGGGGGAAGAGATTGAAAAGATTTAATTGGGACTCAAATGCGCGGAAATTTTTTCTCTATTTTTTTCTGGGTGGGTTGGTAGGGACATTGATTGGCTCGCTTTCTCCAAATTTCATCTTGTCCTTAGTTGTCCATCCCGTTACAGCGGCTTGGGTTCAGGCATTTGGTGTAATAGGTGCATTGGTTATTACTGTGTGGACTACAAAAGAACAGGTTAGAAAAGAGGATGCTCGAATTTTCAGACGTGAATTATCAGTTAAGACGGGATTGGTGTCGCTAATGCAGGAGACAGTTTCGTCACTTGAGTGGGTGGCTAGGGACATAAGGAGCTCGCGAGAAATTGGACGTGATGAAATTGGCAAACTCCAATCGGCGCACTCTTCAGTTGCCACGTTGGAAAAAGTACCATTCCATGAACACCCTTACTCAGAGATCCACCAGGTAGTTTATTGTGTGATCTCTTGCGCTCGCGACTCAATTGCATCAGCTGAAAAACTTAAGGACAAGATACGCGCAAAGGCGCCGGAGAGAGAAGTTCAGGAGGCTATCGATGATTTTATTGAGTGTGTAGAGTGCGCAAGAGAAAACCTGAATGAAGCCCTATCCGATACGGCGTTTTCAAGTGTTCGCTTAAGCCGTCCAGTCGGTTATTTCTCTGACTAGAGTTGCTGAACCATTGTGTTTATTTCGCCAGTGACATTTCGCTGGGCTTTTCGCCATTGGAAAAGCATGAAGCCCGGTGTGCATTACGCCGCCTAACAGGGGCTGGCCTACAGGGTAGTTCCGCCAAGCGGACTATGTGGTCCCGGTTTACTTGCGCTCGCCGCCCAGCACGCCGACGACATCGGTGATCAGGTTGGCGAGCTCCGAAGTCATCAGCGTCATGTCGGTATCGAAGATCTCGTCATCGTTGACGGCCGTCACATCCTGTTTTTCAGTCAGGATGTCCAGCGGGGCCACGCGTTTGATGTCCAGCGCATCGGTCAGCACAAAGCTGATCCGATCCGCCCAGGTCATGGCTAAACGAGTGCATTGCTTGCCGGCTTCAACGTGCTTGCGCACTTCGGCTATATCCGCGCTTTGCTTGACGTAGCGTACGGCAGCACCACTGTCGCCGGTGGAGCGCAGCTCGGTGTCCTGGTAGACCGTGAAGTTCGCCAGTTGCTCTTCGTCTACCAGCCAGGAGGTCATGGCCGCACCAGGCGATTGCTCGGTGTACAGAGGCTGCACGGGGAAGGGTTCCATGCTCTTGGCCAGCAGGCCCAGCACCTCATCACTCTTAGCCACGGCAGCGGCATCAATCACAAACCAGTGGTTTCGTGTGTCGATCCACACCTTGGTGTCGCGCTGCACAGCATGAGAGCGGGGCATCAAATCAATGATGATCTGCTCTTTGATTTCCTTCATCTGCTTTCGGCCCGGCTTATAGCCTTGCTGCTCTTCGATTTCGCGGGCCTTCTCGCGGGCCGCCTGGTTAACCACAGCGCTGGGCAGCAGCTTCTTTTCAGCGCGCATGCAGATCAGATACTGTCCATTCACTTCATGCACCAGCTCACCGTCTTCGCGTGGCGGCACCCAGCCCAGGCTCAGCGGTTCTTGGCTGCCGCCAGGGGCAAACTGATGCTTAGCCAACATATCGGCCAGTTGTTGAACGGACAGGGCGAACGCCGTATCCAAGCGATAGATACGCAGGTTTTTAAACCACATGGGTGTATTCCTTTCAGGATGGGCTATGCTTTCACTCCGATATAGGATCGAAGTGAGCTTAGGAGTAGAAAATTGGATAACCACGACGAGCTGCCTTGCTGGGCATCGTTATGCATTATTGCTGGCTTAGTTTTTGCCGGAATTTTTGTATGGCAATTTCCCGATAGCTCTGCAGCGTGGGCCTCTTGGATTCAGGCTTTCGGCACGATTGGCGCAGTAGCCGCCGCGATTTATGTCGTTCACTTGGGTAATAAAAAGGCGAGAAATCTGGCAGATGACTTGGCTTGCGAACAGGCAAAAAAAAGATGAGGTGGCTATCTTGAGCGCCTTAAACGCTGAGCTCGAAGTTGAATGGTCGCGCTACTTGGAGATGGGAGGGGAGATGCTTGAAGATCATGATGAAAATAAAGGCTTCGATTATTTTTGGATGCCCCCCAATCCGCGATTCCCTATTTATCAATCCTTAGCTCATCGTGTGGGTGCGGTCGGAGATAAGGGGGTGGTTGAGGACGTGATAAAGGCCTACTCCTTTTTTGGACGATTAATTGTTAATTTCGAGGCTAATAATAGGGAGATAGTCGACCTTAGAGCTTTGAATTTGCCTGTTCTTCAGGGCGTTGAGGGAAGTCAGCGCATCATGAAAGAGAGTTTGGAGAGTATGAGACGGCTAGCCTCTATACTTGTTAAGTGCCACTCTAATACCAAGACTGCAGTCGAGACAGCCCGGTTTTCAATGCGTAATCGGATCAAAGTCCTTACCTCCCAGATCCATGAAAAGTGAAATGGAGCGATCAAATCATCGGATGTTGAGCCGGAAACCCTGCGTGAGCCTTGCTCCAGGCACATCCGCGCCGTCCTTAATGGCTTGAGCGATCAGCTTCTTGTCGGGTTGGGGTGCAGGCGGCACAGGGTCTGTCAGGTAGTCCGCCGGAAGTTGCCGCTCGTCAAAGATGTCCACGCCAGGTGGGTTCTTTGCGACGCTAATGCTGAACAGTGGCGCGTCGATTCGGTTGATGCCGCTGGCCAGCATGTTGTCCAACACGTATTTGCGGAGCGCGTCGGCGCGGGCCTTTCGGGCCTTTTTCAGGTCTTGTAGCCGACGAATCTCTGCGTCAATCGTGGGCAGATCAGCCTCCATAACGCGGGCTACCATTTCGCAGCCCTGGGCTTTTTCGGCAATCTGGTCGGGCAGTCCGGTAGATTCGATGGTGTCGGCAATGGTCTCGGCGTCGAAGTCTCGCTCTGCAAGAAGTTGAGCCAGGGCGCGGTATTCAGAGGCCAGTGTGTAAAGTGCGGGTGTGCTCATGTTTGCTCAGGCGGACAGGCCGCCCACTCCATAATTAGAAGTTTCCGAAGTCGCTGCCGAATGGGTCAGCGGGCTGACTGCCGCTCTGAGCGGGGGCCTGATAGACGTTGTTCGTCTGGCCGCCACGCGATTGCTGTGCAGGTGCTGGCTTGTCTTTGAGGCTAGAAATGATGCTGGCCAGCGCCTGGGGCTGAGTTTTATTGTCCAGAATTTCTTTAGCCATCAGTTCGGTGTTGGCCTGGAAGGGTGCGAAGATATTGAACTTGTAGCCCTCGTCACCGTTGTCCTTGAAATAGAACTCCTTCTGCAAAACGATACCCACCGGCTTATTGTGCAAGTCCGGGTAGGCAATGGCTTCTTCTCGCGTGCCATCAGGTTTCGCCACGCTGCCTTTTTTCGGGTGCAGTTCTTTTACGCCCATGACCGTCATCAGGGCGTTGAGGATTTTGAAGCCATAGAGAGCTTCGCCTTGGCTGTTGAATGTCCACAGCGTCAGGTAGTTGGCCTGTCGGCCATCCTGAGCTTTGAAAGAAAATTCAATGCCTTCTGTTCCGCTGCGCGACGTCACCGCCTTGGCGACGATAAAAGCACCGATGTATTTCCCGGTCTGATCGATGTATGAGTTTTGGTTTGCCTGTTGAGCGGCGGTTGTGTCCAGGGTATAGCTACGCATTGCAATTCCTTTTAAGCGGGCTGTTCGGTGGGGGTGTAGTAGGAGTGGATAGCCTGATCGACTGCGGCTAGATCGTTGTCGATGGCCTCGGAGTCAAACAGGCCCATCGGGGTTTTGACGGTATCGCTGCCGTTATTGCGGGTCGAGAACAGGTACTGCCCGTCACGGACCAGGGTTCGCAAGACGATGGTTACCATGCCTTCCAGCGTGATTTTTTCGTCCAGCATCTTGCCGATTGTCTTGATCTTGGTGCGGCCCTGATCCGTGGTTTCGACATGGCTTAGGATGTAGACGCGGGTATCGTCAGGCAAGCTTGCGGCAGCATTCAGAATGTCCCAGGCGTTCTTGCCGATCTCGGTGAACTTGTCGAACCCGCGCTCACTGGTGCGACGCATGAACTCGTTAGCCATCACATACTGAAAGTCATCGATCACAATCACCTTGCGGCGCGTGCCTTTGAGTAGGTGGATGATGTCAGCGGGGCTGTCCGTCTGGAAGATGTTGCCTCCCTTGTTAGCTTCTCGATCAAATCGCTGCCAATCGGTTGCGCGGAAGGGCAGAGGCTTCTTAACAGCCTGGATCAGCAGTGTTTCTGCTGGGTTCATGTTGCGAAGGCTGGTGGTTTTACCTGTCCCGGACTCGCCCAGGACCATAGTTACGGTGCTCATGATGTTCTCCGATTCGTGCAATTCGTGAAATTCAGTTCAGTCCAGCGGCTGCGCCCAGCTTGGCGAACAGACCGATGAAGATAAAAACTACGAGGGCAGCACCGATCCAGGCTTTGAGCGGGATCTTGCTGCTATTTGGTGCGTAGCATCCCTGGCCATCGAAAGGGTTACGGCGGCGAGTGCGGGGGAAGCCGGGGTTTTGGCTATGAGGCATCAGGCGCTCCTTGGCTTCGGACGCGGAGCATGGCGTCGGCTAGGTTGTAGGCATCAAGTGCCGTGCCATATTGATCGATCATGAATCCATCTTTTCTTTGCAATAGGCCCTGCAATGCAGCAATGGCGAACGCATCGCGCAGACTCATGCCTTCCGCAAGTCGCTTGGCGGCAGCTTCATTCCCAGGCTTGCTGGCTATGAATGGGTCGCAAGGAAATGCTGGTCCGCCGTCATTGATTGGCGTTGTCATGTTGGTTCTCCCGATAGGGCGGCGCGGCCTTTTGGTTGTGGTCGCAGATCGTATTCACGCAGTACTTTCATCGCCCTGGCCTTCCGCCTTGGCGAGTGGCTGCGCATGTTCTCCAGCGTTTGCCGTGCCACTTTTGTCCCGTACTGGAAAAGCTCGATACCTAATTCGCAACATGTGACGGCTACTGCGGCCATGCCTGTCCCGACATCGACATAATGAAAAGGGTCGCACTTACAGAATGGGCAGGTAATCATGGCTGTCTCCAAATACTGATAACGGTTTCAGCGGCGAGTGCGATAAAGAAAGCGGCGCAGCAAAAGAACACCGCGAAGATGAAAAACTCGATCAGCACGGCAGCGCCTCCAGTTCTTGCTGGGTCATGCAGTTATGCGTGGTGTCTGCCCAGTCGCCGATGATTCGTTCGCGTTCGGTGCGCAGGGTAGGGCGCAGGCTTTCATCATCAAGCGCAGCAAGCAGCTTTGCGGAATAGTCGAAACCTGCCGAACTGGACGCCAGAAGCGCATTCTCCATTTCTTCGATCAGCCCTATGCGGCTTATCTTTTGAGGAATCGATTGCAGGGTCCAGCCGATGTTTACGTACAGCGTTTTGCCGTACAGGCAGTTGCGGATTTGCTCCGCGATATAGGCGCGGCGGCGCTCCGCCAGCTCGTAAGCGCGTACTTCGCGCTCTGCGATAGCGTTCATGGTTAGCTCCGTGGGGATTGCGCCGCGTCCGGCGCCATTGAAAGGGAAGAGGGTTAGCTTGTGGCCACCACCTTCACGTCCGGTGCGCACCGGAGCGGTATTGGTGGAGTTCCAGAGTTCTATGCCCTCTAGTCGCAGCACTCCCGCCGCCCATGGCGTGGGCGGGGGTGATTTAGAATTGGTTAAGGGAATGGGAATGCTGCGGCTGGAGGGGGCTAATTGCCGTTTTTTGCGCACCTGTATACTGCGTAGAATCCAATTCGTTTGCGATACGAGGACGCTATGATCAAGCCAGGTAAAAACATCGCTATAAAAATTCCGACCTATAAATGGCAGGAAACCGTGGAGTTCTATCGTGATCGTGCCGGGTTAACGGTAAAGAAAATACTGGATGAAAGTATCGGCTTTGAGTTTGGTGAAATGACTCTTTGGCTTGATCGCGTAGAAAAGCAGAGCCAGACGGATGTGTGGCTTGAGCTTTTCAGTGATGACCCTGACTCTGCAATAGAGCAACTGGGTGGGCCAGCCCGAGACTATCTTGAGCCGCTTGATGGTGTTGAGGGCCACTGGACAAACGATCCTGCTGGGGTCGTCCTACTTGTTCGTAAAGAGTAGTACTTCGAAGACGTTTGTTCTTACCATTATCAAGGCGGGCAGGGCTTGATACCTGCTCGGTAAAGGCTGCGCTCTGCGACCTCCCAGCGCTACCCGGCTCCACACATAAGGTCCGGACGGTGTAGTGTGCTCCGCTTGCCAGCGCGTGTCCTATCCACGCCGCCGCCTTGATGATGCCCCTCATAAGAAGGGCTGCCTGGACCTCGCTACTACTTGCCACGAGTCATGCTGGCGTTGCTGGGATTAGGGCGCGGATGCGCTGCTCAAGAATGTCAGCAGCATCCAATGCGCCGTCGTAGTAAGGGTTGCTGCGCGGTTCGGTTATCTCGTTGAAATATGCGTCGCAAACCTTCGCCGCTTCTTCCAGCGCCTCGCGCACCCTGGCGGCGGCGTAATGATTCATTTGGTGGTCACGGTATACAGCGCATGTTGAATTAGTGATGAATGTGCTGTTTGTGTGCGGATCAGTCTTACTGAACGCTAGTCCACCGTTCATCAAAGTGTCTGAAAGCCATCCGAACGGCTCCGGCCTCGTTACCTTGCTCATGCTTTCTCCTGCTCGTCATGCTTACCCGGAAAATCTGCGGGCCAGCGCATTGGTTTATCCACTTGACCTCCCGTAGAAATCAGTAAGGCAGCCATGCCATAGGCATCTTGCCGGTGCGCTTGTCGGGCCTTCCATCTGGCTTCAGCCCGCGCGCCATGACAGTCAGCCCATCATGAGCAACCGTCTTGCGCGCCAACGCAATCCAGTCGTGGCAAAACTGGGGTGCATCAAACTCCGGCGACACCTGCCGGTGTTTAGCTGACTCAAAAATCTTGGCCGCACGATCTGCGTACCACTGCCGTAGATCCTCTGCTGTCATATTCTCCAGTTCCTTTTTGGGGGGGGCTTTGCGAGCCGCCAGCGTCCTGGCCAGTGATTCCGTCATACCAAATACACAGAAAGCGGACATGCCGTTCTCCTATAGCGGGGGCGGTGTTACATCACACGGCCAAGACAATCACAAAGATAGGTGCGCAGTAGCTTCAGGGCCTCGTCCTCCTGGCCCAGCGATAGCGCCTGGAACATTGCCTGTAGGGCTGGCGCGTGATCAATGTGATCTAAACCTCGACTCTCCAGCTCTGAAATCAAATCGCTTATATCGATGTCGCTGAGCTCGATCTCCACATCAATATCGACGGTCGTTGATACCGTGACGCTCGACATACAAACCTCCTCGCATGAAAAAACGCCCTGAGTAGGACGGTTTCAGATGCGGCCCCACCAAAGGGGCCATGAGTGCTGGGATTCCAACCAGCATGACCGTTTCCGTTTTTGGCCGTCTACGCCTCACCCTCTTTCTCCGTAAACCGTGCTTTGACGGACTGGAGACGGCAGGGATACCGCGCATTGCTACGGCCATGCCCGTAGGTGCTATTGAGCCGGACGGACACCCCGCATAGGTGGGGTGAGCAACATCGGCAATGAACCGGAAATTCAGGGGAGGGTGCAGCAGGTCCGCTATACTTGATGTGCCGGGGCTACTAACCCCGGTTGCGGTCTAGTAAACCGCTGAAGGTTCCCATCCATGCACCACCAACCGCCAAGTGATTTGGCGGCTTTGTTGTGCCGATGGTTGCCGACCACTGTTGAACGAGGTTTGGCAGTGGCGCGGGGAGCATCCTAGGTAGCAAACTGCAAGCGCCGCGCAAGGGCGCTATACAAGTACGACCAGGCTTAACGCCTGTGGCCACAGGCTTTCCTTGGATCTGCAATGAACCAGAAAGTTACTGTGAAGGTGGACGTTAAGGTTGATGTGGCCGCCATCCTAAGGGTGGTTGCTGCCATCATCCTGATAGTCGTTACCTAGGAAAAGCGGGGCGGTAGATTCCGTCCCGCTGCTCCTGAACCTTTCAAGCACGCATCTCTGCGCACCCTCTCCTGAATTCCCGTGTTGTTAAAGAGCCTCCGCCGTGGCAGGCGCAGCCTTTGCTGCTGGCGCTCTGTGGACCGTTACTTACCGTGGCTTTGCCTAAAGGTGTTCTGCGGTTTTGGTGAAGCGTTGGAATGAAGTATAGAAATTCTTTACTTAAAAGTCAACTAAATATATACCAAAGGGATAGAAAAAGTAGACCGACCATAGAGGAAGGGCTACTGGTTAAGCTTTATCGGAGGGAGGTGAAGCGAGCGTGCGCGGATTCGGCAAGTTCAAGTGTTGTTAGAAATATGTTCTGTCGATCGGCTTGGCTGATGTGGTCGAATAGGCCGGGGGCAGCGGCCCAGGCGCGTAACAGTGAAATGCTTTGAAGGAGTGACTCCATTCCAGCGTCGTACTCAGCGAATTGCAACGCATTTTCTTTGCGCTGCGATGCCGGTGGCTTGTCGGTATTACTCGTCATATCGCAATGCTCTTCTCTTACAAGTGGGCGTTTTAGATACGCGCTCTGATTCGTGGGAGCTACGTGGAGCGCATTAATATGGCGGGGCAGGGGGATAGTTATACTGTATATATATACAGTATTTTGGGTCAAGGTAATGCGGCTAACTTCTGGGCCTGTCCTTGGCGGCTTGGTTGGTCCGTGTAAGCCCCCCGCCGGCCTGCTCTGGTACGATCGCTTTATGCGCAAGCACTGGGAGAATGGAATGAGGAAGGCTGTTGTAAGTACTTGGTTAATCATGGCTGGGCTGTTGGCGGTATGTGGGGAACAGGAGGCTTCTGCGAGTAATCAGGCAAGCGAAGCAGAGATTCATGCAATTACTGCGAAACTTGCCACGATGGTAGCTAACGAGAATGCAAATGCATGTTTTCAGCAGAACCGTTTGGCACTTCGAGGCTATGAAAGCAAGTTGGCTGGTGTGAGGCTAAATCAACTTTTGGCAACTCTGCCTGCGGATGTAGATGCTGAGAACGTGGACTTGATTAAGCTTGGATATAAAATCAACGGACCGACCGATGATGTTTTGAATGACCTGTTTATGCAGTGCCTTAAAAGTGGCAGCGAGGAACATTAAACGATGTGAGTTTTTCTCGGGTCGTTATCTATTAGACCCTGTGATGCGCCAGCCAATATAAATTAGTCGCTCAAGTACCGCCTTACCTTAATCTGGTACGATTTCGTCTTTATTCGTTACTTGGGAGAGGGGAGTGAAAAAGATTCTGGCTGCAGTGGCAATCGCTGCGCTTGTGGGCTGCGCTTCGACAGGTGTCCAGGTGAAAGATGAGCACCTGAATGAAATGAAAGCAGGGGAGACAACCCAGGCTGATGTGTTGTCGCGTTTTGGAAAACCAACAACGTCAATGCGAAACTCTGATGGCACTCGTACGCTAATGTATGTCTATGCTGAGTCGCGCACCCGGGCTTCTACCTTTATCCCATTCGTTGGGGCTTTTGTCGGGGGGGTGGACACGAACTCAACCAGCGTAATGTTCCGCTTTGACAAAGAGGGCAAGTTGATTGACTACACCAGCGCCGAGAGCGAAATGGGCACGGCCACCGGGATTGCGGTGGATGCTGAGCCAGTTGAGAACCAGCCCCGTAAACAGTAGGCCGTTAGAGCCCGCCAGGCACTAAAGAGGAAGGGCAGGAATAACGCCCAACAAAAAAGCCCCGTGTGAGGGGCTTTGTCGTATAGGCTCGTCACGTGAGCTGACGTATCAGAACGGAAGGCCGGGGAACCGGTCTTTTAGCTGTCGGATAAGTTTTTGCCGGGTCGACACCACTTGTTTTGTATAGGTTTGATGGCTTTCGACTGTTCGGCGAGCGGGCTCGCGCAACGGAGAAGTGTGGAGTGGGCTGCGACTAGCCTGGTTAAGTTTTTCGTAGATAGTAATACCTTCTGTATGACTTCAAATTACCGCTTCAGCCTGGAAATCGAGGTTTTCCTAAGCAATGATGTGGCGTGGAATTTGAAGTGTAGTGAGGTAGCGAGATTGCTACCTTTGAATGAGATCATTCTCATTGTACCAGTATGGGCTTTTCGCCCACTGAAGCATAGAAGTGCTTTGTAACGCTTCCTCGGACCTGAGGGCGTCAGGGTCTAGTCAGTACACCCAACAAAAAAGCCCCGTGAGGGGCTTCATACCTAGAATTATTCAGCTCAAGTATGGTTGGCATTGACAGGCATTAGTCCTAGTCCTTTGAATATTAGTCGCCTTAAGGCTTCAGAGGCCTGGTGTTGTCAAAAAAATTGACAACCTAGTGCTGGGTGTTTAGTATGCCTAACCTAACGGTGCTTGAGATGTCTTTGCGGGACATAAGGCGCATGTTAAAAGGGTTTCAAGCGTTGGCGCGCATTGGAACCCTATTTTTTTATGCGGCTTTTTCATCTTCATCAGGTGCATTTTTCCTCCACGCAATGTCATCAGTAAAATCCATCGGAATTTCAATGGGCTCGGCTTCTGGGTTGATGTTATTCCAATGGTCTGCATCTAGGGTTAATTGAAGTCCGTCTCCTACCATTTGCTCTCGGCGATTGATTAAAGACTTTAGCATCGGACCTCTTGGAGCTTCATCTATATCAATCCAGAGTGTTAGCTGAGAATTACCATGCCGTTGTTGGATTGCGTGATTTACTCTGTATGGTTGTCCAGTTTTTGCATCGCGCTTTGTTTCTTGGCGTGCTGCACGTGAGAACTGTTCTGCCAACATATCTATTGCAGTCCTAGGGCGTGGCAAGGTCCAGCCTGATTTCGAGGCAAATTCGGCCACCTTGCGCATATCTATTTCTCGTTCGCCAGTTACATCTTTATAGTGGCGCATAAAACGTTGCATATCTGATGTTTTGCTGCTCATTGCTTTGGGTTTCCTTAATCGTCGAGAGGAGTGATATCTCCCCAGCCGTCGACGATGGCGCCTGGGGACACAATATGACGTACTTTTTCAAGATGGTTTCTGAATCTATCGTAGCGCCCAGTTTTTCTCTGCAATTGACCAACGACTAGGCCGGGGTGAATTCCTAAGGTTGCAGCAAAACCTTGAATATCACGATCTGCAAAAAAAGGTGCTTTTCTGGCTATGAAAGCATCCAGTTTTTTAGCGGGTACACAAAATTCTGCGGCTGCGTTGTTGGCTGCTTGTTCCATCAAAGCAACGTCATCCGTGTGCTCGTTTTCCTGGCCCAGTAGATCCACTTCTAGAATAGGCGTGGAAGAGCCAAGTCCGTCTTTACGCAGCACATGCTCAAGCTCATGGCGTAATACAAACCAGAAGTTATCTATACGGTCAAATCGGAGGGACATTGCGATGACGGGAGCGCTATCATTCAGCCATAGACAGGCGCCATCAATTTTAGTAGAGGGTAATGCCTCCACAATAAGAAAGCGTATGCCGTTCTCCGCAAGTATTCGGGGAACACGACGCAACTCGGTGCTAGATTGCAGTAAGGACGTGAGCTCTTTTATAGCGCGTCGCCCAGAAAGCTCTGTGTACTTTGGAACTAGCATTTCTGACGCTATTTTTCGCACACGGAAAAGCCAAGCTAGTTGAGCTCCAGTAACGCTTGCGAGTGCATTGGTTTTTTTGGCTGCGTGTGGTAAAGATTCAATTTGATGGCTATCAGTGACGCTGAAGAACTTTAGTAGTTCTTTTTCTACATTATCAGTGTCTTTGATGGAGTCTGCATTTATCCATCCTCGCTTAATCATATCGGCAATCGGGAAGTCACCAAAGAGTTTTGCTCTGGCTGCTCTATTGGGATCTGATGGGGTCGATAAGCGAGCAACAGCAATTTCAAACCTAGCTTGGACTTCTAAAAAAGATTCTGCAGACTCACCGAAGATATCTTCCAAGCCTAAAGCTACAACTGGCGTTATCGGTTTTTTGTCTGCAACTATTCTGCTAACGCTTGCCTCATCTATTCCGAGAACAACCGAGAGAACACGCTTAGTCCAGCCGCGCTCTTCCAGCAGCTTGGTGATGTGTTGTCCTGGGGTAGTGATGGTGGTGTTGGTTGTCATCGTTACTCATTTTATCACCTAACTTGACGATTTTGTCAATTTGGCAATTCCAGCAAATTGATGTTGAGGTTGAACGGCTGTCACTGTACATGGAAACAGTGATTTATGTATAGAATATTTTGCTGATCGGTGTTGTGAGTTTGCAAAAAAATAAGGAGCCAAATGGCTCCTTGTCTCTTCCTGCTCAGTCCGTCTTACGTACAGCCTCCCTGGGCTGGGTCACGTTTCCAGTCATTCACTTGCTCTCGTCTTTCTTCACGTCCAGGCCGAGTTGGGCGGCGGATAGGAGGATGGCTGCCTCAAGGCCGGCTTGATCATGGGGGGCGAGGCCCTCAACTTTGTCTTTACTCACTTTTCTGAATGGCCATGCGGACTCCGTGACTATCGGCGCATCAAGCCCAGGCAGCGGCATCTCGAACCCTGTGATTTGGACAATCTTGATTAGGTTTCCAAAAGACGGCTCATGCCGTCCGACTTCCCAGGCTGAGATATTTGCTTTCGTAAGGCCGAGCTGCTCCGCGAGCTGATCTTGAGTCAACTCTTTGTACTGCCTTGCGGCTTTGATCCATTCATTTAGCTTCATGTGGCCGAGTGTAGAGAAAATCTGTACATGCATGGTCTATTTAATATTGACCGAAAAGTATAGAAATCCTATACTTTGCTTATGAAAACCACAGAACCTATCCATCCTCTTCAGGTAGCGGCCCAGAAATTTGGGTCGGAGGCGGCCTTGGCCCGTGCAATTGGAGTGACGCGCGGCGCTATGAACCAGTGGAAAAACCCGGGTCGCGAAGTGCCTGCAAAACACGCACCTCTTATTGAGTCCTTGACTGGTGTCTCTTGCGAACGACTCTGCCCATCAGTGAACTGGGCTGTGGTCCGGGGTTCAGGAAACACAAGCTATGCGGAGAGCGCCAATGTGTGATCCAGAAAAGCGAGAGCCGATACCCATCGGCCCCACAGATATTTAGTGAAGGGTAGAGGCCTCGGCCTCACCTAAGCCGTGAAATTCATTCCATAGCAGTCGATCCAGCACGCCCTCTACGTGAGCCTCTGTTGGGTATTCAAACATTTGCCTGGCCAGTTCTTCGGCACGGTCCAGCAGTTCCAGGCGCTCTAAGTCGATTTCTTCTTCCATGCCGGTAGTGTCCGGCCCATTCAGATTCTTATCCATACGTAGTTCCCGAGGATTGCAAAGGTCTCAGGGGCTACTTTACGAAAGCAGGACGGATCAATCATGCGAAATGAGTCGCACAAATCCAAGCTAAAGACCTTGCTGCATTACGTGGACCAATGGCGCGCACGCTTGGGTAGCCGGGAGGCGGTGGCGCTGGCCATTGTTGAGACCCATCAACGCCACGGGCTGGAGTCCAGCAGCAAAGTGCGTTTCGAGACGGCCGGAGACACATTTACGTTGGCCAAGAATGCAGCCGATCGGATCTTCCGCTGGCTCGACGACCAGACCAAAGACAGCAACTACATGCCGGCGAACTTCGAGCAGTCCATTCTCCTGGCCATGCCAGAAGACCTGCGCTACGCCTATGTGAACGAAATGCTGCGTCCGCTGGGCTTCTCAGCGCGCAAGTTTATTTTCTGCTTCGGGCAGGAGTTCGATGTGGTGGACCGCGTAAAGGCGATCAACAAGGAAGGCTCGGAAGCCATGGCGGCGGTGTTGAATCTTTCCCAAGACAGCAGCCTGGATGCGATGGAAGCCGCGCACAAGGAGCTGTCAGAATCCATCGGTACCCAACGCGCAGCGCGCTCAGCACTGGAAGAACAGATCGCCCAGCGTAAGCATGTGGGGGCCTGATATGCGTTTGATTTATCGGGAGTTCACGCTTCGGGATGGATTGAGTTGGAACAATCTTGTGGCATTGGTGCGGGCGAATGCGCGTGCAGCGATCGAAAACGATAAGCCGCTCAAGGTCATCGTCACCCAAGCGGAAGCGAAACGTCGCAGCGTCCAGAATCGCTACTACTGGGCCGCGGTGATTACTCCGATCGCTGAGCAGGCCTGGGTAGGCGGGCACCAGTTCAGCAAAGAGTCCTGGCACGAGCTGTATGGCCGGATGTTCGGAGTCTGCGAGGACATCACGTTGCCTGATGGCGAGGTAGTTACCCGCCGACTCTCCACTACCGATATGACAGTCTCGCAGTTTTCGGAGTATTGCGAGCGTGTTCAGGCTCATGCCGCCCAAGAGTATGGAGTGGAGTTCTCATGAGAGCCTGGAACAGTACCCTGCGCGCCGGCGGACCGTTGCGCACTTATAAGCCGATGAAAGCTACAGCCTGGAAGAAGCGGGCGCCTAAGACACGAGTCGGGCGGCACGACGCCAAGCTGCGTAATGCCGTGCGTGGCCACCCCTGTTACTTATAGATTCCCGGGTTGTGTCGTAGCTATCCCGATGACCCGACTGTGGTCCCGTGTCATCCCAACTGGTTGGAGTACGACAAGGCAGGCGGACTGAAAGCCCCTGATTTTTATACCGTCCCTGGCTGCCACGCCTGCCACGCCTGCCACGCAGAGCTGGACCAAGGACGGCGATTCACTCGCGATGAGAAGAAAGCTATTTGGGAACGCGCGTTCGCCGCTTGGCGGCCAGTGCGGGATAAGGAGTTTGTATGAGCGTCAAGGTAATGACGGCCGTATTTGAACGGTACCCAGTTGGTGGCGGAGAGATGATTCTCGCCCTGGCGCTGGCCGATCACGCTGATGACGATGGGGCCAAGGTTTTCCCGTCCATTGAGCATCTGATGATCAAGACGCGGCAATCGCGCCGCACGGTCCAGTATCAGCTACGCAGGATGGAAGAGTCTGGCTGGCTAATTCTGGTCAATAGCGGTCATGGAGGCCGGGGCCAGTCTCGCGAGTATCGAATCAACCTTGATTGGATTAAAGGTGGCGAACTGCCGGGCCAAGAAAACAGTGCAGAAATTGCACCCATTTCTGATGGAAAAAACGGTGCAGATTTTGCGCCCATTAATTCACCTGAAAAGGGCGCAATTCAAGACATAAAGGGCGCATCTGACGACACAAAGGGTGCAAACGGCGACATGAAAGGGTGCAACGGGTTGCACCCGCATATAACCACCATAGAACCATCAAGTAACCGTCATAAACCATCAAAGGCTGACGTCTTGGTTTTGCCGGACTGGCTGGATTCTGATGCGTGGTCGATGTGGGATGAATTCCGAAAAGAAAAATCCGGTAAGGCTTGGACGGAGGCAGCCAAGCGGCTTTCCCTGCGAACACTCGGCAAGCTACATGCCGCTGGGCAGGACCCCATAGCCGCCATCGAGCAGAGCATTGAGCGTGGTTGGACTGGGCTTTTTGGCATCAAGGAAAGCAACGCCGGACAAGGGCTCTCAGCGCAGTCCGGAGCCTTGAATCGCCAGGAGGCCCTAGAAGCTCGAAACCGAGAAATTGCCCGTCTAGCCGCTTTGGAGTCCTGAGATGCACGACACTGAAAAACAGCAGTTCTTTGGCCTTATGGCCGACGTCTATGCCTTCTACCACAGGGACACATCACGCTTTGCGTTGAACGTCTGGTGGGAAGCCATGAAGCCCTTTGATTACCCTGCCGTGAACGAAGCCATAAACCGGCATTGCGTGAACCCGGACAACGGCCAGTATGTGCCGAAGCCTTCGGACATTGTGAAGCTGTTGCGTGGCTCGACTCAGGATAGCGCCTTGGTGGCCTGGGCCAAAGTGGATAGAGCCGTGCGCACAGTCGGCACATACCGTAGCGTGACATTTGACGATCCGATCATCCTGCTGGTGCTGCAGGACATGGGCGGGTGGATCGCGCTGGGGACAAAGAAAGAGGATGAGTGGCCGTTTGTGGCGCGTGAATTTGAGAATCGCTACCGCGGCTATGCCACCCGCCCCAGCCTGGAATACCCCCGTTGGCTGCCCGGCATTGCAGAAGCTCAGAACAGCCAGGCGGGCCAGCCGGTAGAGCCGCCGGTGCTGATCGGTGATGCCGTGCGCGCCAAGCTAGTGCTGCAGAACGGCTCCGATAACCAGCCCATCGGACTCCAGCAGCTCAGCGACAGTGAAATGCAGGAGGCCCTGGCGCCCAGCTCGCCGCGGAGGCTGCAAGCATGAAGCGCAATTTAATGCTCCAGGTCCACGGCATTTCCGTACAGGGGGTATAGCCATGTCATACCCAAGCTGGATGTACCAAGATCCATCGAAGCATGTTGATTTCGTGCGCCGGAAACGGAAAGAGCACGAGGAGCGACAGCCAGAGGCAAAGCAGGAACGGGCACGGGAAGGACTGAAGGCACTATTCGGGGAGGACAGCCATGCAAAAACTGACCGGCGATGATTTGCTCTGGAACTGGGCCCGCTGGTGCTGGTCTGGCGAGACGGTCGGGAACATGGAGCGGTACGTACCCTGGGAGGATGACTACCGCCCGATCAACCAAGACCACGCCCAGGCAGTGGACGTTCTGTACCAGCGCTTGCCGCGTTATCAGGCCATGGTGGTGCAGGCCGAGTACACCCGGAAGAACTCGCACTTTGGCAACCTATCGGCATCTGAGCGCCTAGTAGTAGCTCGCCGGTGGATTCGCCAGATCACTGGAGCCATCTTGCGGGACGAGGATTACAAACGGCACCTGGAAGGGTTCAGGGCCAGGGTAGAAAAGGAGGTGTTGCAGTGAAGTATGCGTCGGAGGTGATTGATCTGCTGGCGGCGTATCCGAATCGGGCCTTCAAGATGATTCAGATCGTGCGTCACGTGGCTGACGGCCATCCAGAAAGCCACAAGGAATGGGAGCGTGTCCGCAAAGGGGTGCGACGAGTTCTGGATAGCCTGGAGGAAAGCGGGCAGGTCAGTTCAAACCGGATTGGGGCAGCGAACGGTGGCTCCGCCCTCTACCAGTGGAAACCGGGACATGAACTTCTGGCAAACCGGGACAGAAACCGGGACAATATCAGCAAGCACAACTGTGCCTATAGGTTTTGAACAGACCCGCCCATCGAAAGATCGGCGGGTTTTTGCATTGGTTCGAATGGACGAGCCTGTTGGGTAGCCGTAGGATGCAATCTTCGGATTCTTACTTATTGGCCTGCCGTGACTTTAGATCTCCTTATTTCCACATTGCTCACAGTGATCGTGTCTAGCGGCGCGATGACCCTACTGCTTAAGAAATGGATTGAGCACTCGTTTCATAAAAGGATTTCCAAAATGGAAGCAGAACAGCGCTTGAGGGCCCATGAGCACCAGGTTAGATTCACGCGCTATGACGAGAAACTCACCCTGGCAATTGAGGGCGCATACGAGCTGGTGTGCGACTACGCTGATGAGTTAAAAGCTTTAGTAGAAAAGGCTATTCAAGGCGAAGCCAAGCTTGAGGATTCAGTGGCGCTTGATTTGTTGGCTGAAAAGTTCAACAAATTCATGCGACGTCAGTCTATTTATTTGCCATCGGACATTACGGTTAAGCTGAACGAGACCCGCCAGAAGTTGCGGGATTTGGTTAATGAAGAGCTGATGAGGACGCGGGAATTTAACCAGCGAGCTAAGGACGGCGAGCAGGTTTCTCGTGCGCTGGAATGGGTCTACAGGCGAGACGGCATAGAAAATAGATGCGGGATCATAATGTCCGATCTGCAATCGATGGCAAAAGCACATTTGAATCGGTTCACAGCAGAGAAGTAATGGGTATGTACGCTAAGCTGCCCAGTTTGACTGTATATATCGCACTGCCAAATACCCCATGCAAGTTCTAGGCCTACGTTTTCCTATGGCTTGCCTTGCACTGCTGGGGCATACTGTAAACTTCATTTTTCCTAGGAGGCAGTATGCGGAAATTGGTATCGATTAGCGCTGTAAGCTCAACCGTTCAGGTTTCCGGGGGGCATTTCACTTACGAAACGGTGTATGGGTTGGCAGATGATGGAACTGCCTGGGAATACAAAACACGAGTCGGCGTTCCGAATGATCGTCCGCCTGAATGGCGCCAGTTGCCCCCGCTTCCTGGTGCTGAGAAGAAGTCTATTTCGGAGGCTGAGAAAGCCGCCAGGCCGAAACAGGCCCAAATGGATTGACAGAGAAGCGCTCCGCCGCTGGGCGATTTTTTATAAATACCTTCTATAATGGTTTTGTTTGAAAGTTTTCGTGTCCGTTTTATAGTGTTAATTCGCTCACTTTTTAATTTAATAAATTAAGTTGGGGAACATTGTGGCAACAGAAGTAAAAACGGTGGAAGAGTTAAAAGCGGCTCTCAAGAGTGATACGAATGAAATCATAATTCTCGACGAAGGCTTAGCTCAACGCGTGCGTGCAGTCGGCTATTTCCGGAGATATGGGCCGTTTTTATTGCCGGCGATTGTTTTTGGTATTGGTGCGGCAACAGTTGCGACAGCTCCATTGGGGGGGAGTGGCGGGGTCCTCGCAATGTCAGCTGTTGCGGCCTCTGCCTCTGCTGCGTCCGGGGTTAGTGTTGCGTCTATTGTTGCCATGGTGGTGGCTATTGGCGGATCTTTGGTCATAGGGCTTTGCACAGACTGGGAAGAGGTGAGCATTGCTGGGCTACTAACACTTAAACGTAAAGCAAAAAAATAATTTTGATGAAAAACCGTCCTGTTGGGCGGTTTTATTTGGAGACTATCACATGGCCCTAATTTCAAAGCAGTGGACTTTGCCGTTGCTTATGCAGAGACGGGCAAATCGTTGAATTCCCTTCTTGTATAACCTGGCCCGCCTTGGGACATAGCTCGTCGCATTCCGTTTACTAATTCTAGGGTTGTATTGGTTTTAGCTGAGTTTGTCAGACTGTCAGCGCATGTTTGTATTCCTAGCTCGGTCAGCCTGAGCATACGAATCCTCCCTTGCTTGCGTGACAATTCCAACCACTTCTTCTCGTTCAGCCACCAGCTTATGGCCCTAGGGCTCATTAGATGGCGTAGCACGTCTCCTCGCATTTCCGCGTTGGAGAGCACGTCTGTGTTGCCTTGTGCAAGATGGAAAGCAGCTATTGTGCGCGCTCTTCCTTCCGGAGTAATGGGATTTTCGTATTGTCCTGGAACGTAATAGACAAGCATTGTTTAAATCCTCGTTTGAGTGGTGCAACTGTTTGAATAGATAAGGTTGGGTTATAACGTTTAATGCGATAAATCGCCATTTTATTTCGTAGTAAACAGTAAGCCTGGATGAAATTTGTTATTTATTTTTTATCCCTTCCCTAGCTTAGCTCTGTGAAATGCTAGATATTTTCTTTGCTCTTTGTTCAGCTTAGGCAAGAAATATTCTCTGATGCCAAGCGCTCCTATTTGATCTGCAACGCTTTCAGTCAGTATTAATTCACCATTATCTGAGAAGCTGATTAGATGCCTATCGAACAACGCATCAACACTGGCGGCAAGCAAAAGGCCATTGTCGGGACTGAGTCTATCTTGATTGGTGGCTCGTTTGTCCGCCCATGCCAAAATGTGAGAGGCCCGAAGAACTTCAGGGATTGTGCACCCTGTTACAGGGCACTCGTTCTTCCATTTTTTTAGAAGCGCTGTGCGGAACGCTCCTTGGCCGATGCGGGCCTCTATTAGGGCTTTCCGTGTTGTAGATAAGGGTTCTGCCTCTACCTCTCTTTCCGCTTGATGTGGATCAAGATTTTTATCATCTGAGGTGAGTGTGTCAGGGTCAAATTTCTTCCAATCAAGTTTAGTTGGGTTGAAACCTAGGTCACTGGTAGATATGTACGAGCAAGGGGTGCGATTTACGGGACCATATTTTTGAATGTCAAGATAGGCATAGTCGCTGATATTTACGCATACGCGCCCATATCCGTTTTTAGTGACGCCACTCACCTTTCCAATAAGAAATGCTTTTCTGTGTATGTCGGGTGAATTATGTTGATTGTGAGTGCAGATCACGTAGTCACAGTTTTGAGCTCTTTTAGCATCTGCTCTCCACCAAGCAATGCCGTTTTCGTATTGAAAGTCAGACATACCCTTACGTGTTAGAACGATTAGTGATTCCATGATCTTTGGCCTACTTCCTTCATAGATACATTGTGTTTGAAGACCTATTGTCACATTAAGTGGGTCACTTTATTTTGGCGAACAATGAGGGTAGATATATGGCCGCTAGAGATAAGGCAGTCGCCAGGTCTTTCGGTGTTCGGGCTCTGACAACAAAGCAACGATGTTTTGTTGAGGAATACTTAATTGATCTGAACGCCACGCAAGCTGCTATTCGTGCTGGGTACAGTGCCAAGACTGCCGGCCAGATTGGCGAGCAGAACTTGAAGAAACTTGAAATTGCCAACGCCATTCAAGAGGCGCAGGCAAAACGATCTGAGCGTGTACAGGTAGACGCTGATTATGTGCTGGCTCGCTTGGTTGAGATAGATCGCATGGACGTGTTGGACATCATGACCGATGCAATGAGCTTGAAGCCGCTCAGTGAGTGGCCCAAGGTATGGCGTCAGTACTTGACCGGGTTCGACCTAGCTGAGTTGTTTGGAGGTTCGGGCGATGATCGCGCGGCCATCGGCGTCCTCAAGAAGATTAAATGGCCTGATAAGGTGAAGAACCTGGAACTGCTGGGCAAGCATGTCAGCGTCCAGGCGTTCCGCGAGCAGGTTGGGCATGGGAGCCTTACAGGTGGGCCGATTGAGCTGGCTACCCTGACGAAAGAAGAATACAAACAGGCCCGGCAGGAGATGCTGGCTGATGACGACTGCTGACCAACGAACATACGCCCGCAAGATTGAGTGTGAAGAAGACGGCCTTTATTTTGGCCGTTTTTTTTTCAAACAACGTATGGGCGCCAAGATGATCGTGGCCCCACATCACGAGGTGATCCAGCAAACGCTTGATCGCGTGGTGTCTGGTGAGATTACCCGCCTGATCATCAATGTTCCGCCTGGGTACACAAAGACCGAGCTGGCGACGATCAACATGATCGGGCGTGGCCTGGCGCTGAACAATCGCGCCCGGTTCATGCACCTGTCCTACTCGCATAACTTGGCGTTGCTGAACTCAAGTACGGCGCGGGGCATTGTGAAGTCGCAGGCTTATCAAAGCATGTGGCCCATGGTGCTGCGCGACGATGCAGACAGCAAGGCCATGTGGTGGACCGAGCATGGTGGTGGCGTATATGCGTCGTCCGCTGCCGGTCAGGTCACTGGCTTTCGGGCCGGACACATGGAGCCAGGCTGGCAGGGGGCGTTGATCATTGACGACCCGGTCAAGCCGGATGATGCATACAGCGATACGGTACGTGGCGGCATTAACGACCGATTCAACGAAACGATCAAATCACGACTGGCGATTGAAACCACGCCGATGATCGTGATCATGCAGCGGATTCACTACCAGGACCTGAGCGGCTATTTGCTGCGTGGTGGGTCCGGGGAGAAATGGCATCACCTGAATCTGCCGGTGATCATTGACAACAGCCTGCCGTACCCGGAAGAAAACACACACGGCATACCGATTGATCATGGCCTGCCTGACGGCTGGCTCTGGCCTTTCAAGCACAACGAATCGCACCGGACGGCGCTTTTTTCTCACCGGCGAACGGCAGAGGCGCAGTATATGCAGCGTCCACGGCGGTTCAATGCTGAGGGGGCACTGTGGACTGAGGCGCTGATTACAGCGGCCCATGCTCTACAGATCAGGCATGAGCTTGTGCGCACGGTGGTGGCTGTTGACCCGGCCACGACTGCGAGCGACGAAAGCGACGAGACTGGCATTGTGGCGGCAAGCTCCTATGGGTCTGGCGACAACCGTCAGTATTCGGTGGATGGCGACTACAGCGGCAAGTACAGTCCGAACAGCTGGGCGCTGAAGGCCATCGGCGCATACGAGGAGCACAATGCCGACGCTATCGTCATCGAGACGAACCAGGGCGGCGATATGGCTGAGTCCACGCTGCGCAATGCTGGATTCAAGGGCCGCATCGTGCGTGTCCATGCCAGCAAAGGCAAGTTCGCCCGAGCTGAGCCTATCTCAGCACTCTACGAGCAGGGCCGGGTGGCGCATAAAGGCGCTCTGTACCTACTCGAAAACCAACTTATGGAATATGTGCCAGCAACGGCCAAGAAATCGCCTGACCGGCTTGATGCCGCAGTCTGGGCATTGACCGAGTTGGCACCAAACATCGGCTTGAAGTCGGCTGGTGTTGTCACAACCGCTTTTGGATAATCACATGCAAGACCCAAGTATCAAGCACCCGGAGTACATCAGCTTTGCTCCTTCATGGGAGTTGATGCGTGATGCGGTAGCAGGTGAGGACGATGTTAAGGAAAAAGGCGAGAAATACTTGCCGATGAAGACCGGCACAACAGCCATTGAGGATCTGGTCGCCAAGGCCCGCGTGTACGACTTATATAAGACGCGAGCTGAGTTCCCCGAGGTTACGGCGCCAACAATTCGGGGGGCGGTCGGCATTATGCTGGCCAAGCCTGCGAAGGTTGAGCTTCCGGAGTCTATGGAGCATCTGCGCGAGCGAGCCACGCTTGACGGCTTGACACTGGACGCCCTACACCGGCGCATGGGCATGGAAATCATGACCACCGGCCGGTATGGGCTGTTGCCCGGTCTTACCGAGGACGGGATTCCGTATCTGTCCGGCTACGTGGCTGAGTCCATCATTAACTGGGACTCTACTGATGGCGTACCGGACTACGTGGTTCTGGATGAGTCTGGGCCCGTCCGTGATCGTGAAACAGGTGAGTGGAAACAGGTGACACGACTGCGTGAGTGTATTGCTTATGACGACGTGTACCGAGCCCGAGTTTGGGAGAAGGTTAATGGTGGTTGGTCCGCCGGCGAGGAGGTTGCCGCCTCTACGCCGCGTGGGGCTGCCCTGGACTTTTTGCCGTTCGTGTTTGCCGGCTCGCTGGACTTAACGCCTGAGCCAGACGATGTGCCGCTTTATGGATTGGCGAAGCTGGCTGTGCGTATCTACCGGTTGGATGCTGATTTTTCCTTCTCGCTGCACATGACCAGCGAGCCGACACCCGTTGCTATTGGGTTTGACGACCCAGCACTAGCGATCAAAGAGGGGCATGCCCCAAAGACCCTAGGCTCTTCGGTGTTATGGATTCTGCCACAGGGCGGCGACGCCAAGTATTTGGAATTTAGTGGCCCAGGGCTGGAGAAGCAGGCCAATGCTATCCAAGAGGCTCTGGCGCGAGCGGCTCAGTTTGGTGCCCAAGTGCTCCAGTCAGGGCAGTCTGCGGAAAGCGGTGAGGCATTGAAACTGCGTGCCGCAAGCCAAACAGCCACGCTTACAAGCATTGCTCAGACCTCTGCTGCTGGCTTGGAGCGGGCACTGCGCAATATCGCGAAGTGGATTGGAGAGGATCCTGAAAAGGTCGTTGTGACGCCGAACTTGGAGTTCTTTGATCGTTCGATCACAGCACAGGACATCCAGGCATTGGTCGCTGCGTGGCAGATCGGTGCTATGTCGCACCGGGCGCTGTTCGACAAGCTTCAGCAGGGCGGCGTGATCCACGAAGACAAGTCTTACGAAGAAGAGGAAAAGGACATCGACGATGATGGCGTTGATGGCGATCCTCTGGCGGGTGCAGGCTCGCTATTTCCCAGCGCCGAGGGCGCTACCAACTAAGGAGGCCATGACGTGGCTTTGAAATCTTTCTATACCGAAGCAGGAGAGGTTCCTGAGAACCTCAAAGACCTATACACAGAAGCGGCCGATGGCCGCTTTGTTTTGGACGTCGAGGATATCGACGCGCACCCGAAGGTTTCCGGCGTGATTCGCGCCAACAAGGAAAACGCGGCCAAGGCTAAAGAGCGCCTGACCAAGATTGAGGAGCTGGAAGGCCGCATTGGTGCGTTGCCCGAGGACTTCGATGCCGACGAGTGGGAACGCCTTAAATCTGGTGCTAAGCCCGATGAGCAGATTACGGCTTTGAAAGAGCAGCATGCTCGGGCAGTAGAGGGCCTTAAGGCTAAGCACAAGACGGATTTGGACGCGATGACGGCACAGGTCGCCGAGCGTGATGGCTATATCGACGGGCAGACTCGGCGTGACGCGCTGAATGCGGCCCTTGATGAAGCAGGTTTTGATCCTGCCCATAAGCCAATGCTTTCCAAGTTCCTTGCCGATCAGATCAAGGTGCGGCGTGAAGATGATGGCCAGCGTGTTGCGTTTGCTGATACCGACCTAGGTGAAGTCTCTCCGGTGGAGTTCGTGAAAGATTTTGCTGCCAAGCAAGGCAAGGCGTATCTGGCAAAGGCATCCGGGCCTGGCGCACCTGGAAGCCACGGCGCAGGGCAGCGCGGTCAGGCTGCCGGAAATTTTGGTGGTTCCAAAGAGGAGCGCCAGCAAGCAATCGCCGCCAAGTATCCAGAGCTTGGCCGATAGACAGCTGCCCCGATGGGTGCAGCAACGCGCGAGGCGCGACAACACAAACTTAGCCGCCTCGCGCGGCATCCATCTTTACATCTATAGGAGCTACAGATGTCTCTCTCTCAAATGGAAGTATTCAATAAGTACTTCATGCCAGCGACGATTGAAACGCTGGCCCAAATGGTCGATAAGTTCAATGCCGCCTCCAACGGTTCCATTGTTCTGACCACTGAAGGTTTTGAAGGCGATTTTGTGATGACTTCGTTCTTCAAAAACCTGTCCAATGCGCGTCGCCGCGTTGATCGCTATGGCACCAACAATGCCGTGACGCCGATCGATCTTTCGCAAGATAAGTTCGTGGCAGTGAAGATTGCTGGTGGTTTTGGCCCTGTGCGCTATGAGCCGTCTCAGATGACGTGGCTGAACAAGCCTACGGCTGAGGGTGTCGAGGTTGCCTCTCGCGCCTTTGCGGAGTTGCTGCTGCAAGACCAGCTCAATACCGTCATTGCTGCGCTGGTGGCCGCCATTGGCAATCAGGGGGCGGCCGCGACCGTGGATGTGTCTGCATCCAAGAAAGTTGATTATTTGACGGTGAACGAGTCACACGCTCTGTTTGGGGATCATTCCAGTCAGATCGTTGCTCAGGTGATGGATGGCATTCAGTACCACAACTTCATCGCTCTGAATCTGGCTAATGCTCAAACGCTGTTCCAGGCAGGCAACGTGCGCGTGGTCGATATCTTGGGGCGTCCATCGATTGTGACTGATGCGCCAGCTCTGTTTACTGCAGCCGCAGCGGAAGACCCCGCGAAGCGTCGTGTTTTGTCTTTGACTACCGGCGCTGCCTTGGTGCGCGATCCTCGCAACCTGGTCTCCAACGTGGAAACGAGCAACGGCAAGGAACGAATTGAAACCACGCTGCAGATTGACTACGACTTCACTGTTGGCCTGAAAGGCTATGCCTGGGATATGGCCAATGGCGGCAAATCGCCTACTGATTCCGAGATCGCTACCGGGTCAAACTGGGATCTGGTTGTGTCCAGCATCAAGCACAGCGCAGGTGTGATGGCTGAAGGCCAGGGTTAATCAGTTGAAGGGCAGCTTCGGCTGCTCTCCTTCATTGGAGATTTGGATGAAAGTCATCTATCAAAAGCACCCGGTTACTCCTGAGCAGAAAGTGGAGCTGCGGTCTCAGGGCTACAAGATCATTGATGCGGCTTTTGCTCCGGCTGGTTACGAGCACCCGTCTACACGGCATGAGCAGACTGAGGAGCAAGCTAAAGCTGAGCTTGAAGCAGCTGCCAAGCTCGAAGCGGAAGCGAAGGCTACAGTAGATACAACAATTGCCAGCACGACGTCCGGCGATGGCCTAGATGAGCTAGACGCAGACCAACTGCATGCTCTGGCCAAAGAACGTGGTATCTCCGTGCACCATAAGGCAGGGGCTGACAAAGTGCGCGAGGCATTGCGCCAAACGGCGTAAGGGGCAGGCATGGATTATTACGGCACTCTTGATGGGGCGCTGGAGTATCACTCCATGTCGGCTGGAGGTGCTGCTTGGTCTGCGGATGAAGTGACGGACGAACAGCGCACGGCGGCACTTGTGCGTGCCAGCCGCTCTCTGGACGGCCAGTATGGTGATTGCTATCCGGGCCGCCCAGCCTTGGGGCGCTCTCAGCCGCTGGCGTGGCCGCGCAGTGGGGCGGTTGACCATTGCGCAAATGAGCCGTTGCCGGATGATGAGGTGCCGGTCGAGGTCGAGAATGCCGCCTATGCATTCGCGCTGGTGGAGCTTCTGACGCCAGGCGCGTCCAGTCCGAGTTTTACTCCGGGTGCTGCGAACAAGCGTGAGCGCGTGGATGTGATCGAGCGTGAACGATTCGGGCCTGCTGATGGCGTTGCACTGACTCTTGATATGCAGCGCGCGCAACTGGCCGAAGTTGAGGATTTGCTGCGCTGCCTACTGGTCAATCGTGGAGCAACACAGTGCATTTTGAGAGTGTGATATGGCCGATTTCTATTCAGACATGGCCAAGATGGCCGCTCAGCTGCTGGCTCCAACGAGCCAGGGGGGCTTGGGGCAGGGTGAAATTAAGCTGACCCGCAAGATCCCAGGAACACCGGACCCCAGCAAGCCATGGGAGCCAGTAGAGCCAACGACACAGACTGAGCCACTGCGAGGGGCCGTGCGCGGCGTGAGCAAACAGCTTATTGGTACTGAGATGGACGGGACCGTAATTCTGGCTTCTGATCGTCAGGCTATATGTACCGTCCCAGCGATGCAGTACACAGCGGGTGATGTCCTTTCTGTGGATGGCGCACCGGTTCACATTATTGCGGTTGAAAAGATCCCGGCTGCAGGGGTCACGAGCGCGGTGAAATTCATTATTCGGGGCTGATATGGCCACACGTAGACCCAACCGGTCGCAGGCACGCCTATTTGCCCAGTTGATTGACCAGCTTGAGCCGGAGATCCATAGGGCCTTCATGGCCAGCGTCACCGACCTGCAAGCCAATGTCGATTGGCGGGCTTTGCTTGATGCGTTGACCAGAACGGACATTGAGGGCGCGATTGCTGCGCTCAATATCAATGAAGCGGCCTGGGCTGAGTACTCGTCTAAGATGACGCAAGCGTATGCACTGGCTGGCGCATCTACGGCGGCGCAGATCCAGGCGCAGGGACTGGGCGGTATAGGTACGCGATTCCGCATGACTAACCCCGGCGCTCAAGAGTGGATTCGGCAGAACGTCGCCAATCGCGTTGCAGGCTTCGCCGAGGAACAGACTCAAGTGACCCGCATGGTCATTGAGGCTGGGTTTGGCAGAGGCCTAGGTCCACGCAATATCGCAGTCGATCTGGCTGGCAGAGTGCAGGGCGGGCTACGCGCTGGCGGCGTGCTGGGGTTGGATGCCCCCCGTGCAGCACGCTTGCAGGCTGTCACGCAAGGCATGCGCACTGCAGATGGGGTGCGGGATTTGGTGATTGCTCGTCAGGACGGCAAGCTGGCGCTCCGGTACAAGGTGAACGCCGCGACCGAGCAGCGGATTATCCGGGCCTACAAAGCAGGAACAGCGGTGCCAGAAGCTGATCGTTTGATCAGTGAGCGGCAGTTCAGCAATGCCCTGTTGAAATCCAGGGCTGATACGGTGGCCTCCACAGAGACAGCCAACGCCGTTATGTCGGCGCGGGATGAGCAGTGGCAGCAGTTGGTGGAAGCTCAAGGGGTTGATGCCAGTGCGGTTAAAAAGACTTGGCGTCATCGGCGTGGCAGCAAGGATGGCAGGCCCGAACATATTGCCATGAGCGGAGTATCTGTCATGGGATTAAATACCCCCTTCGTACTGCTTGATGGAACAACTATGCAGCACCCCCATGATCCAGCGGGTGGAGCCAAGCACAACATACATTGCGGGTGCGATTGCACGTACCAACTGACATTTAAGGGGCTTGAATAATGGCTACGTCTTTTGCGGCACAGGTTGGCGCTTGGGCTGCCAAGTCAGAGGCACGGCTCCAGGCCACTAGAAATCGGGCCATTGTCTTGCTGGGCGAGGAAATGGGCAGGACGAAAGAAGAGGGTGGCAGAGTTCCCTTTGAGAAAGGAAATCTTGCAAGGTCACTGATAGCTTCTGATCAGGGTATGCCAAAGACGGCAGAAGGACCGTTCTCTGGAGGCAATGTAGGGGCAGTGGCTGTACTGCTGCCGCTGACCAAGGCCATATGGCTCGGATATCAAGCGGTTTACGCCCGGCGCATGAATTATGGGTTTGTGGGCGCTGATTCTTTGGGTCGAGTCTATAACCAGGCTGGAAATCATTTCGTTGAGGGCGCAATCGCACAATGGCCTCAGTTGGTCGCTCAGGCCGCCAAGGAAGTGCAGAGCGAGGCCACAGGATGAGCGCAAAAACCGAAACAGCAATTTGGCTGGCTATAAAGGCCCGCATTGAGTCACTTCCTCTTGCCTATGCTAAAGCTTGGCCGGGCCAGACCTTTGAGGTGCCGCATGCGGGCGGGCTGCCGCAGCCTTACTTGCGAGTAGGGCGAGTCACTGTGGCGCCAGTCCGGCAAATGATCGCGCCAGGAAAGCCGCATCGGCGCACGGGGGCCCTGATCATCACTCTGGTTTATCCGCTTGGCCAAGACGTTTCAGCCTACGACCAGATTGCGGGAACGGTAGCGGATCATTTTCGTGACGGCACGCAAATGACCTTCGGCGGTGTGTGTGTGTCAGTGACTGACTATCCCCACGCCCAAGAGGGTTATGAAGAAAACGGGTTCTGGACTGTTCCGGTCCGCGTCGCATGGCAGTGTTTTGCATAGGAGATAACGATGTGCACAGATTGTGAGGCCCGGCGAAAGCTGGCGCGTGATGCTTGGGTGAAGGGGAAAATCGGTGAAGCTGCCGGCCATATGGCTAAAGGCGCAGCCGAGATGGTGGGCCTGAAATCGAAAGCGGGCGGCCAGGAGTTAGCCAGAAAACCGGAGCGGACGAAAACATCCGCGAATAAAGAATAGCCGCCATCCAGGCGGCTTTTTTACGCCCGTTCATTCGGGCAAACGCTTCCAAGCAACCTTAAATCGGTAGATACCGAGCCTGAGATGGTGGAAGAGCTTTGAAAAGTCCGGGGCTGCCCTTTGCGGGCGGCCCTTTTCTTTTCGGAGAACGAAACGATGAAAGAACTGATGTTCCAAAACCAAACCATCCGCCTGATAGATAAGGATGGCAAGAAATGGGCGAGTGCAGCTGATATTGCTCGTGCGCTTGGGTATGCGCGGGCCGATAAAGTGACCCGCATTTTTGATCGTCACAAGGCCGAGTTTACTGAGTCAATGACGCGGATTGTCGAGACCCCCACTTTGGGGGTGTCGGGAAACCTGTTGACTCAAACGCGCGTTTTTAGCCTTCGTGGAGCGCATCTGATTGCCATGTTTTCTCGAACAGACAAGGCCCAGGAGTTCCGGCGCTGGGTACTTGATGTGCTTGAAAGTCGACAAGCTAGTCAGTCCCTTATCCAGGAATGGTTTGAGGCTAAGGCTGCATTAGACGCGCAGGATAAGTTTGCCAGTCTGTGCGGTCGAGGGCTTAGCGAGCATAAACGTCGAAAGCCGCCCTTGGTAACGAGGGTGAATCAAATATCTGAACAAATGCAGCCATCGCTGCAACTGAACTGACCCGGCCAAGCGCCGGGTTTTCTTTTTCTGGCCTCGCTAAATCAGCGGGGATTTTTTATTGGAGAAACCCATGAGCGGTGGACTTTACCCGGTATCCGGGTCAAAGCTGTATATCGGCGGACGTGTAACCGCCAAGGGAACTGTTACTGCGGCTGACTTTGCAGATGCAACCTGGACGGAGGTCGGCGGTTGGGCCAATGCGGGCGCAATTGGCGATACGCAAGAGGTCGGTGAACAGGCATTGATCAATGAGAAGCGTGTGCGCAAGTTCAAGACCACTTTGAATGGCGGCACGATGGAGAACTCTTTCGTCCCTATGGCCTTGGACCCTGGCCAGATTAAGTTTAAAGCGGCCATTGCAGACTGCGTTCCGTACCAATTCAAAATTGAATGGGGCGCGGATTGCATGCCGTCCTCTGATGTGACGATCAGCGTTGCAGCCCCGGCTGTAGTTACATGGCCAAGCCATGGCTTAGAGGCTGGTCAGCCTGTTGTGTTCAGCAATGAGGGCGGGGCTCTGCCTGCTGGACTGGAGGCCGGGAAGATCTACTACGTCATTGCAGCCGGTCTTGCGGCTAACGCTTTCTCTGTTGCCACCACTCCCGACGCTACAGCCGGGATTGAGACGACCGCCGCTGGAACTGGCACGCATACCGCATCCGCGCCACCTGCTGGCATGACCGATATGTTTTACGGCCTTGCTCTGCCAGGCGCTCGCCAAGGTGGTGACGCGACTGCCGCGCACTTGCGCGCATGGTCGATAGCCGTCGATAGCAACATCATCGAAATCTAAGAATCCGCCATAGCGGTTAGGGGCGGGCGGAACTGGTCTCGCCGCTTGCCCCGTCTTGAGACCTGGGACCATAAGGATTGGAAATGGAAATCAAAGATCTGGTTTTGTCTGACGAAGCGTTGAACGTAATCGATAAAGGCACTTGGGTGGGTGATCTGGATGGCGCTCCCGGTGTTGAGCTGCTGGTGTGCGGCATTAGCTCCAAAGATGCCCAGAAGGCCCTGAGCCAAAAGCAAGCGGCACTGCGCCTAAAGAACCGCGGCAAACCCTTGAATGAAGAGCAACTGGCGAAGGCCATGCGTGAAACCTTGGCAGAAGTGGTTCTCAAGGGCTGGCGTGGCCTTAAGGATGGCGGCAAAGATCTGGCATATAGCCCAGAGCTGGCCGTGAGATTCATCACTTCCCGCAACGGCGAACGATTCGCGGGCCTGGTTCTTCAGGCAGCTCAGCGTGTAGATGTGGACGCAAGTCTGTTTGTGGAGGAAGCCACAAAAAACTGATTGCCCGCCTGCGCTGGAGCCTTGATAACCCGAACGCAAAGAAAACCATTGAGGACTATGAGCGATTCGGAGAAGAAATCCCGGAAAGCCTGATACCGCCTGATCTCCATGATGTCGAATGGAGTTACTGGCAGGCTTTCTGGGAGCTTTCTACAGACAGGCAGGTGGGTATGGCTTCAGGTCCTGTGCCTTGGACCGCGATTCATGCATATGCGAAATCAGCGAGCATCACCGATGCGTCGTCCTTCGCGGGAATCATTCGGGCCATGGATGATGCTTATCTCTCGCACCAGGGTGGGGAAAGCAAGACGTTCACACGCGACATGCTAAAGCGGTAATTGATTCGCTGCTATGATTCTCCGTATTCATTTGTTACGGAGAGGCGAGATGGAGTGGATTCTAGTCTTGGCTGTCTTGGCGTTTTTGGTATACAGGCATACGCAGAAGAAAGCCGTTAAACGAAAAAATGCATTGAATGTTCGGGCTATGGATGTCGATGAGTCGCCGGATATTCGAGTCTATGCAACATTGAGTGGCATGCCAGAAAGGAAGGTAGTTGAGACTATCAATAAAGATGGCATTCCAGAGTTTAAATTCCGCTTTCATGCAAACCTAGGCTTTGAAACCGCTGCAGAGGCTTTGTGCAGACACCGGACAGAAAACTTTATTCCTAGGCCTAACGGGAATAAGGAGCCAATCATAGAGCCTGGTGGTATTTGGTTCGCAGTTTCAGAATGGGACGATCCTGATCGAACATGGAACCACGAGAATGATCAGTTCAAGTATATCGGTGGTATTCAGGTGTATATCGGGTTGCTGTTGAAGGTCCGAGGAATCTATGAGGATGCGACACTGACGCCAGCCCAGAAGAAAATCGAAATTGAAAAAATTTGCTTGGGAAACAAGGACGTTTATACCGTTAAGCATGTGTTCTCGCCTCCTTGGGAGTCATTGCTTGTTCCTGTGCTATCGACTGGTGACGGAATCGGCCCACATCGAGTTGGGATATTAGAGGCGGCTGGCATAAAAACAATTGATGACATTCGCTCCAGGACTGATGGCCAGCTACTAGAGATTAAAGGAATAGGAAAGGCAGCGGTCTCCGCCTTACGAAATCTGGCAGCTCAGTGGACTTATGACACATCAACAGAGGTGATAGAGAAGGATACTGAGTATCGACAAGTTCTCTCTATTGGAAGTAGTCGCACAGAGCCTACGCCGGCTTGAGGATTGTGGAGATGGGGATGAAGAGGGTTTTTGCTGGACTGGTTGCGCTTATTTGCGTTCTAGTAGTTATTTGTGCATGGGTATTTCATCAAAGGGCTAATGTCGCCATTGAGTCTGTTGAGGCTCAGCTCCTTGCGAAGGGCGCAGGAAATGTTGAGGTGAATTCCAAAACCGTGACGTTCGATTGGATGGACATTCTTGTTTGCGGAAAGGTCAGAGTAGAGAATGTAGTATCTATAAGACAGGTCCCGTCGAAGACTATTTACTTTGAATATTTTTTAGGCGATGAGGCTACTTTATTCCCTGGAAATTCGACAGGCAGGGACCCAACAATTTGCCAAATGAACCATCCATGGTGGTGGATAAATTGGTAGCTTAAGCCTATTAATTCAAGCACCTTAGGGTGCTTTTTTGTGCCTACACGGCTTAAGATTGCCGATGTTTTTGGCCCGCTTCGGCGGGTTTTTTTATGGGTGAAACATTATGGAAGTCGCTGCTTTAGGTCTTCGTGTTGACGGTGCAGATGGGATTGAACGTGCTCGCGATGCTTTAGGCGGTTTCACCAAGGCAAGCGAAGGGGCCGAGCGTTCTACCGAAAAGCTTGGCAGGGAGAGCCAGAGGGCCAAAGGGCCGATTGATGGTCTTGGTCGTGCCGGTGAGTCAGCAGCATCGAAAATGTCACTCATGGGCGCAGCCGCGCTTAAAGCTGGTGCTTTTGTGGCCGCAGCACTCAGCGTAAACGCTCTTAAAAATTACGCTGACTCCTGGTCGGACATGCAGAGCCAGGTGGGGGCTGCTACGGGAGATATGGCGAATGCTGCGGCCTCAATGCAGCGATTGACGGATATTGCCAATAGCTCGTACTCGCCGCTTGAACAGACGGTCGAGAGCTACGCGCGCAATGTGGCTACGCTACGCGATCTCGGTAAGTCGTCCGCAGAGGCTGCAGACTTTACCGAATCACTGAATCACATGCTTGTATTGACTGCGACTCGCGGAGAGCGCGCTGCGTCGGTACAGAATGCGCTTGCCAAGGCAATGGCGGTAGGAAAACTTCAGGCCGATGGATTGGAGGCCATTCTTGCCAATGGCGGCGAGGTGGCGCAGGCGCTCGCAAATGAGCTGGGCACCACCGTAAGTGGTCTGCGTGCAATGGCATCTCAAGGGAAGATCACGGGCCAAGTGATGGCCGACGCCGTGATCAAGCCCCTCGATAGGGTTCGAGAGCGGGCGGCGGAAATGCCTGCCACCGTGGCAGATGCATTCGTGCGCATGCAGAACAATATTACTGAGTTTGTTGGTGCGCTAGATAAGGCATCAGGTGCGTCGTCGGCGATTTCTGATGTGATCTTAAAGATGGCCGACGCCGTTCGGGATGCCGGTAAATATCTGGTTCCGCTGGCGCAATCGGCGATACCGTTGCTGTCCGCTTCTTTTGACGCGCTTGCGATTGCAATGACTGCGGCGGCTGCGGTGATGTCCTCAAGGCTTATTGCATCATTCATTATTTATTCTGCTACAGCTATTCCGTCCGCCATAACGGCAACTGTAGCCTTTGTGTCTAGCATTACAGGGCTTCAGGTGGCAATGGCCGCTGCGGCTGCTAAGACTGCAGCATTCACAGTGGCTTCAAAAGCACTCAGTTCGGGATTGGCATTGGTGGGCGGCCCCATTGGTGCTGTTGTGTTAGCTGTCGGAGCTGCCGCCTATGCTTGGTATGAATATGGGAAAAGCGCCCGCGACAATGCTGACGCAGGCGCGTTAGGCGTTGCCAACATGCGGGCCAGTGTCGATAAGTTGGTGGAGTCATATAAGACGCTGAATGAAGAGCAGCAAAAAACTGTTCTAAACATTAAGATTGAAGACCTTGCTAGTGCAACCAAGCAGGCACAAAGAGCTATTTATGATCTTGGTGCGGCATTCGAGCCGGCTTTATCAAAGGGAGCCAAGGCTGCGGCTAAATTTCGTGCTGAGTTCTCTTCTCAGATTCAGGGAATTTACAGTGATTCATCATTGCCTGCCCAAGAAATGGCGGCCGCAATCACCAATGTCATCAATGCTCATGTTGAGTCTGGCCAGGCGTCGGCAGACAACCGTGTCGAACTGGAGGCGTTGGTTAAAAAATTTGCTGATGCATCAGGAAATGCCAGCCGCCTGAAAGTTGAGCTTGAAGCCCTGAAGGCCTCTCAGGACGCGGTAAAACAAGCTGCATCGTCCACTGATCTTTCTCCCAGAGGAATCGAAAAGTGGGACGAATACCTTAAAAAGCTGACTGACGCCCGCGACGTTATCGGCATGAGCGCACGCCAACTGGGCGTGTTTGAAGCAGCTCAGGCTGGCGCTAATTCTGTTCAGCAAGAAATGGCCGGGATAGTTACGGCCCAGACAGATGCATTCAAGAAGCTGCAAACAGCGATTGAGGGCAAGGATAAAAAAGCCGCCGAGGCCGCTAAAAACAATGTCCGGGCATTAGATGTAGAGCGGCAGAAGGTGGAGCTGCTGGCCATCAAAACCAATGCGCTGATTGCCGCAACCAATGCGTTCGCGCGCGGTGAAGTGTCGGGCGATGTGGCAAGTGGTATTTTGCAAAACATGCTCGCTGGCTTTGCTCAAGCTGAAGCTGCAATCAAAGTGAGCAAGGAGGCCGAGGCGCAGATTACCAACATCTACGCTAACGCTGTGCCGCGCACGACAGGCGGTGGCGGAGCCTCCAAAGAGGATGAACTCAAGAATGTAATCAAGCAGCTCACGCTCCAACAGGGCGCTTTAGGCATGACGGCTGAGCAGGCTGCCCGGTACGAGATTGAGATGGCTAAGGGCTCGGAGACAGACCGTAAACGAGCCTTGACGCTGTACGACCAGATCCAAGCCTGGAATGAAACTGAGAAGGCTATGCAGGCGGCGATTGATTCCAGCCGCCAGTACCTGGCTTTTCAGCAGGAAATGGATGTATTCCAGCAGAAGTTGAATCTGGAGTCGGCTGGTGTTGGGATGGGCGACCGCCAGCGTGAGATGGCCCAGGCTGATCTCGCTATCCGTCAGGAGTATGCCCAGAAACGTCTTGATCTGGAGATGGCCCAGCAGGTTAAAGAAACTGCGCTTACTCAGGAGCAGTACCAGTACCGTCTTGATTTATTCCAGCAGTTCGAGGAACAGAAGCTGGCTGGCCTGCAGCAGTCAGCCGAAGCGCGGGCGATAGCCGAAGCTGACTGGACGAATGGTATGTCCAGGGCATGGGACAACTTTGCCACCAAAGCCCAGGATATCGCAGCTCAGACCGAACAGATCTTTACCGGGATGCTGAACAGCTTTTCTGTCGGATTCGGTAACGCCTTCGAGAAAATGGTTTTCGATTCAGAGAACCTTGGTGACGCTATGCGTAACGTGGCCCAGGACATGGCGAGGGCGGTTGTCAATGCCTTGGCTCAAATGGCGGCCCAATGGCTGGCTTATCAAGCTGTCCAGTTGTTTGTAGGCAAGACTACTCAGGCATCCAGCGCCATGGCTATATCAGCTAATGCGTATGCAACTGCATTGCAGGCAGGTCTGGCCGCCTTTGCCAGTACCGCTGCGATCCCCGTTGTTGGGCCGGCAGCGGCGCCTGCAGCGATGGGGGCGGCATTGGCAGTAGCTACGCCATTGGCAACGGCTATCAGCATGACGGCCATGGCCGGTATGGCGCACGACGGTATTGATTCTGTCCCACAGACCGGGACATGGCTGCTGGAGAAGGGCGAGCGGGTTACCACAGCCAAGACTAGCGCCCGGCTTGACTCGGTTCTGGAGCGTATTGATGCGCGTCAGCGTGCTGGGCGTGTATTTGACGGGCAGCCTGGCTCGTCCTCCAAGTCAGAGCCGCGTGTAGTGGTTCAACTGATGGGCGGGGAGTTCCAGGGGGCGCAGGTGACAGAGGAGCGCGGTTCGACCGATGAAGAGATGATTATTCGTGTGATGTCACGGGAGTTTTTGCGAGGCGGTCAGTCCTTTGACGCGCTGCAGTCTGTTAGCAATGTACGAAGGGTAGGGGCATGATTCACACAGATATTAACTACCCCGAGGGCCTTCCTTGGCCCGTCCGTGATGGCTACGGGATAAAGCACACTCAGCCTTTTCAGCGAACGCAGATGGAGGATGGCCGAGCCCGCCAACGCAGGAGATTCAGCTCGGTCCCTACAACCGTCAATGTGAACTGGATCTTTAATGGCGATAACGAGGCCGCACTGTTTGAGGCTTGGTTTCGGGACGCTATTAAAGATGGGGCTGAGTGGTTTAACTCGCCGCTTAAAACCCCGGTTGGTGAACAGCACTATGTGTGCCGCTTCGTCTCTATGTATACAGGTCCTGACCCAGTGGGTATGTGTGCTTGGCGGGTCGGCGCGACTCTGGAGATTTGGGAGCGACCTCTCATGCCGCCAGGCTGGGGCGAGTTCCCCGAGTTCGTCCTTGGATCGAGCATTATTGATATTGCACTTAATCGGGAGTGGCCAGAAGCATGAGTGCTTTAGAGATTGTTTATGCCAGCGCTCCGACCGATTCGATGCTGCTTTATACGCTGGAGGTGTCCGCACCTGGTGTGACGCCGGTTCGGATCGTTCAGGGGTATGAGGATCGCATGCTTGGAGTGGACGGCCAGTTGGAGCTGTTTGAAGCGGCAGCCGTCGAGTTGTCGCTGCCTTCGCGTAATGCCTCTGGCCAGCAGACTTTGCGGTTTGGTGTTGCCGGGGCCAATGACCGAATTCGGCCTATTGTGGATGCGATGCTGGAATCCGGGCAGATGGTGATGCTTACAAGCCGAACGTACTTGGCCAGCGATATTACGGCACCGGCCGAGCGGCCGTATGTCATGACTGTGCTGAGCGGGCAGTTTGAAAACGGCGCGTTTGTTGCTGAGGCCAGTTACTACGACCTGCTCAATACCGCCTGGCCGCGAGAGCGCTACACGGCTGAGACGGCACCGGGGATTCAGTGGCTATGACGATTGATGACTTTCTGCGTACGCGGTACAAGCCGTTTGGCCGCACCGTTCCGGAGCTGGACTGCTGGGGCTTGGTCAGGTTGGCCAGAGCCTCGCTGTTCGGCAGGCCCATGCTGCCCAGCTATTCGGAAACTGACCCGGACGATAAAGCAGGTCTGACTATGGCGGCCAGCGAAGTGCGGGAGCAGGGTGGGTTCAAGGAAGTGCCCCCCAGTCCCGGCGCTATCGCCACCGGCTGGCGCGCACGGCTGTGCATCCATGTCGGGCTTGTCGTAGAGGCGGACGGCAGACTCTGGGTGCTGGAGACAGACACTGGCACAGGCCCCACGCTCACCAAGATCAACGCTTTTGAGGCCCGCTATACGCGGGTTGTTTTTTATGACGATCAGAGTATTTCTTAGCGGGACGTGTGAGCAACCCTGCGAGACGCATGAATGGACCGGCACTTTAGCCGGTTTTTTTGCGTCCAAAGGTTTGGCGTATACGCTGGCCGAGCAGCCCAAGTCTCACGTCACGATTAATGGCCAGCCACTGCCGATGCTGGAGTGGGCAGATCGTCACCTGGCTGCTGGTGATGACGTGGAAATGCGTCTGATCCAGCATGGAGGCGTGTTCTCGGGCTTGGGCAAATTGTTGGGCAGCATCTTCAATTTTGCCTTTGGCTGGCTGATGCCAAAGAGCAGCAGTCAGAACTACGGCTCCCCGGAGCAGGGCCAGCGGCTTGAGACGACCTCAGCCAAAGCCAACCAGGCAAAGCTGGGTGATGTCGTGCCCGAGCTGGCCGGCCGGTTCCGTCGTTACCCTGATTACCTGACGCCGCCACGCCGACATTTCGTGAACTGGCGTGAACAATGGCTGGAGTTCCATGCGTGTATCGGCCCTGGCCAATACCAGATCAATAATGCGGATGTGAAAGTAGGGGATACGCCGTTCTCTGCCTTGGGTGCGGATGGCTCCTATGCCATCTACGGTCCAGGTGCAGACCTTTCTGGCACGTCCACACATGAGCATTGGCACACAGTCCCGGCAGTTGGCGGTACATCGTCGGGCACGGCAGGTCTGGAAATGTCTACCGATCTGGCAAACCGGGAGAATACGCAACCCGCCAGCTACTCGTTCGATGGCAGCTATATCTGGCGCTCTTCGGAAAGCGAATTTCCGCCCGGTTGGGGTGCGGGAACGTTGGTCAACATTCGGTTCCCTCAGCAATTCGAGGTCACTCGCGAAAATCCGTCTTTCCCTTTGCCTCAACGCAACCGCTTCACCGGCGCGTTTAAGCACTTGATGCCATTTATTGGATTAGACGGCCTCACGATGGAGTTCGGCGGCCAACGATACGATGTGTTGATCGGGGCCATGGATTTGGATGACAACGGCGACGGATGGATCGAGTTTGTCTTTCCGAAAGAAGACCCTGAAGAGCCAACCAGTTGGGTGAACTTCGTCCCTTTGGGGCAGCAAACAATTGTATTTCAGCGCTCGCCGGTGCCGCGTTATTCGATTCAGCAGTACTCGGCAGACAACATCGTTGTATGGCGCTTATTGCCGAATGGTCAAAACGATCCAGATTGGAAGGGGTTTCCGCAGGTTACGACCGGCGAAGCGACCATCACATTTAATGGTGGGACAGTGTATGGCGAATGGAGCAGTGAGTTTGTGGCCACGCCAGGGCAGGAAACGACAACCGCTATCGAGATCGACTTTTTCTTTCCGAACGGACTGGGGTACATACGCGATAACGGTGATGTCACTACTCAAGGGCTGGGCATCGAAATTCAGTATCGGAGCGCTGACGGTGGTCCTCGCACGACCATCAGCAAATGGTACGAAAACTGGACGCTGGATCAGATCGGAATTACCGAGTCGATCAATGTTCCACAAATGCGGCCGTCTGTGCGCGTTCGGCGGGTGGGGGCAAGCGCCACGTCTACTCAGGTCAAAGACACGATCCAGTGGTATGGACTGAAAAGCCGCCTGCGAACGCGGACGAGCTACCCGCGATGGACCACCATGGCGGCCAAGCTGCGGGTCGGCGGACGCCTGGGTGCGCAGTCGGAAAACCAGATCAACGTGATAGCGACGCGGATGCTTCCAGTTCTGCAAAGTGACGGCACTTGGTCTGCACCACAGCCGACGCGGGACATCTCTGCGTTTGCACGCTACATCACGGGCTCGATCGGCTATTCAGATCTGAATCTTGATGCCGGCGAGCTGCGACGACTGGATGCAATTTGGAAGGCCCGAGGTGAAACGCTCGACCATGTGTATGACCTCACGACAGCGCAAGACGCCCTGAAACTTGCTTTCCGGGCCGGGCTCTCTGAGCTGACAGTGTCGCATGGCTTGATCAGACCGGTCCGAGATGATGTGCGCACGCAGTTTGAACAGAGCTATTCACCGCTGAACATGACCAAGCCATTACGTGAGAGCGCGAGCCCTCGTAAACCCATGGATCCGGACGGGGTGGAGGTCGAGTACATCGACGCGGAAACCTGGACGTCAATGACGGTGAAGTGCTTATTGCCGGGGGATCAGGGGTTCAAGCTTGAGAAGTTTAAGCTCGATGGCGTGACAGACCGAGTTCGGGCCTGGCGAATCGGTATGCGCCAACGCCGGGAGCAGGCCTATCGAAACCGTGAGTACAGCTTTGGCACAGAAATGGACGCTTTCAACAGTGAGTACCTGTCTTATGTCCCGTTGTTTGATGACGAGCCAGGCAATGCACAGATGGGCTTGCTAACTGATATCGGCTCAGCCTCTGGTGGAGCATTACTGCGCATCAGTGAGCCTTTGCGTTGGGTTGTCGGTGCGTCGCATTCTGTGGGCTATCGGACGCCAGAGGGCAAGTTTGTCGGTCCGTTCGTGGCGCAGCCTGGTCCGGACGACTTCTCGATCATCGCCAATATTCCGCAGCCCTGGCCAGAAGTCAGCCTGAAACAGGAGTTGCCCCATGTCTACTTTGGCCTGACCGCTGATTGGATAAAGCCAGCTCTGATTACGAACATTCAGGCCCGTGGCACCGACGCTACGGATGTGACCGCAGCAAATTACGACGTGCGTGTGTACGCCGATGACAACAACAATCCGCCGGATTAACCCCGGCACCAGCATTAATCAACCCGCTTCGGCGGGTTTTTTTATGGGCGTTTGAAATGACGACATACAAAACCGGCAACCCGATCGGGAGCGCAAACCCCAAGGATCTATACGACAACTCTCAGAATTTAGATCAAGCGGTGAATAGTCAGGAGAGCACGTGGGAAGATAGGTTTGGGGTTGTCAGGCCAACATTACAATCCGCCGTGGACCCAACGGGACTGGTGCAGGAGGCTGTAGGGGCAGCAGAGCGAGCCGAGGCGGCAGCCGCAGCAGCCAGTTTGGCGGCGGGTGTTTATCCGGACACGAATACGGTTGTCAATGGCGGAAACGGATTTGATCCGGTGCCGGAAGGCCACTTTGTCTCTGTTCCTTCTCAAGAGCTCGAAGGTTTTCTGGATTTGTATAAGGTCGAGGCTGGCCAAGCCATCTATATCGACACTTATCCCAATGCGACGTCGGTCAAGGACGCAATTAAAGCCCTGCCCGTCGCATTGACTACGAGCGGGCGTGGCACCTGGGAATTCTACAACGATGATTCTGCCATCCCTGGGTACTTTGCAATTGATCTGAGCGGTCATGTCTTGGCTGATCTTCTCAGTCAGGGTGCGACCACAGCGATGTTTGAGTTTCACAACGGCGACATAGACGATTTTGTCCAGGTCGTCGTGGGCACCAGCCTGGAGATCATCTGCGGGTGGAATACGGAAGGGAATTTGAGCGTGTCTGGCTTGACGATTCCGGATCAAGAAGGAGCACCAGAGCCGGAATTGTTGCCTTATATGGACGATTCAAATCTACGCGCTGTAGGGGCAGAAGACGTCTTTTGTGCAGACCTTTCGGGCCTGGTTGTGAGTGGCGTGTTTCCTGCTTCCGGCAATCGCGTTCGCGCAATTGTGAGCGTTCCAGGTTTGAGTGAGAGGACGACAGTCTCTGTCTCTCCTGGTTCCGGCTTGCTTATCCCCGACAACTTGAAGACGTTGCATGTAATCATCGGTGTGGGGCAGTCGCTTTTGGTTGGGGCGAACTCTGAAGAGTCAATGATCTCGACTCAGGCTCTCTTCCCTGACAGTGTGTTGATGTTCACCTCTTCCGTTTATAGCGATATTCGCATGGGAGATACCACATCCAGCGGACAGCCTGCACAACCACTGGATCCAGGCACTCTTGTTGGATTCGAGCCATTGGTTGCACGCCGTGCTGCGTCCGGCCCGCGTGGTGAGACCGTCATCGAAACGATGGCCAACACATTGGCTTCTGAATCGCAAGCGATCGGGGCGCAATTCAAGTCTTTGAGCTATACCGCTGGGGTGGGCGGGACGGCGTATGCAGGTCTGAAGAAGGGCAATCAGATATACGAAAATATGTTGATCGCCCTGCGGAAGGCAAAAGCGTTGGCAGAAATGCAAGGTTGGAAAATTGTTGTGGACGCGGTTGTTTGCAAGCACGGTGAGGCGGATTCCGGAAGCACAACTTATAAAGACGCTCTATTGGAGTGGCGCAGCGACATAAGTTCGGACGTCCAACAAATCACAGGTCAGTTTTCTGAAGTTCACTTCATTCTGTCTCAGCCATCAACATTCACGACAGCCACGCCGCGCGCGGCCTTAGCCATGCTTGATCTGCACAATGAAAATCCGCTGTTCCATTTGGCTTGTCCGGATTACGCGATTGGAGCAAACGACTATTACACAGACCTTCTGCATATGAAGGGGCCGGGCTACGCTCACGTGGGCGCTTACATGGCGCGTGCCTGGAAGGGTTCACTTTGGGCCGCCAGCGGCAAAGCGAAAGTCTTGCAAATGGTCTCCGCCACGCGCACCGGGCGCAATGTGCAGGTTTCCTTCGACGTTCCTGTTAAGCCTTTGCAGATAGACACCTCTACAGTTCAAGAGCAAGAAGACTTCGGCTTCCGCTTTTTCGATTCAACAGGACAAATTCCACTTGCTAGTGTCGCAGTCAATCCGGATGGGGAGAGTGTTTCTATTGAGCTTGCTGCAGACCCGTCTGGTATCCAAGAGAGGTTGGACTACGCGTTGAAGCCTCAAACCAATCCGCGCACGCAAGCCCGAATGCCTCGCGGCAACATTTGCGACTCCTCTGACGAAAAAAGTATCCACGAAGGGAGGCCCATGAAGAATTGGGCTGTGCATCAACAAATTGAACTGAATGGGTGATTGAAATGATTCGCTATGAACAAACTGGCTTGAGCGTTCCGAACTCCGAGTTGGGCACTTTACAAGTCACGACCGAAGGCCGAGCGCTGGGCGCGATTCCGAGTTGGAAACTGCTCGTGGACCCGAGCTACAAATCTCCCACAGGGCACGGATATCGAAACCGTGCTTTGCCGAAGAATCTCCTGCTCGGCCCGCAAGCTTATGAAGATCGGCAATTCAACAATGGTGCGCCTGCATTCTCAAGCAACGGATTTAATACCGCCGGCATGGCGTCTTCGGACTTCGATCTGAATCCTGATGAATTCTCTTTGTTTTTTGTTCTGAAACGTCGCGCTACACCTGCAGGCATCGTTTCTTATATCGTACGGCCAACGACCCTTCCAACTGAGTCCGAAACAGGGCTGCTCGTTTTTGCAACTAGTTCGAATTCAATCGCTTTGCATGATCGCGCCCCAGCTGCGCCATTTAAGTATCGCATTCCTCTCAATGGTGCGATGGGGCCGTTGGCTGGTGCTTCTGACTCTGTGCTTTGCATGTTTACCTTCTCCGTCGAGTTGGGTACCACTGGGTACATCAATGGGCGGAAAGTCTTTAGCAATCCGGCAGACAAGACACCGCTCTCTCCGAGCATGTTCGAGGCGGGCCGATTGCTCTTTTATCACCAAACTTCTACAGATGTTCCGACTGGGCCAGTGACTTATGGCATGCACGGCGCGTTGAATATCGACCTGTCCAAGAGAGAACATGAAGGAGACCGATACCGGATTGAAGAGTTTATGAGAGCAAAGTACGGAATCATCTAATTCAACTCAGCCGCATAGCGCGGCTTTTTTTACGTCTGCTGCTTTTGCAGCGCTTCACGGGAGACAGCCATGCCGACCGTTATCAAGGGGAAAAGAGTGGAACCAACAAGCGGAGCTGGTGCAGGTTGGGCAGCGGTGAAGGTGGCCATCGCGTTTGGGGCGCCAGCAGCGATCGCTGCGCTTATCGGTATGTTGATTATGCCGCCCAGGACGGTACGGGAGTTCATCAGTCGCACGACTTGTACGGTGCTGAGCTCGTTCATTCTGGGTCCGCTGCTGACGATCTGGGTGATTACCTGGCAGCCTGGTTTATTGGCGCAGGCCGTTCAGGTGGCCGCCCATACCGGGGTTGCAGAGGATCTGCACAGTCTTATGGGCCTGTTCTACGTGATGGGACCGTGCATGCTTATAGCAGGGCTTCCGGCCTGGTGGGTGTTGGGAGCTTGGGTGCGCTGGGCGCAGCGGATGCAGGAGCAAGGCATCCCTAATTGGGTTGCGGAAATGAAAGGGAAAATTTTGGGGAAGTGAAATGCAGAAATTGATTGATGTGATCGTGGGCCTGCTGGCCCTTTTTTTTCGTCCGCAGAAAACGGAGCAGGCTACATCAGAGCCTGAGAAGGCTGCGCCTACCGGCGTGTCCCCTGACGGCTTGGCCATTCTGCAGTATTTCGAGAGCTGCCGCTTGGAGGCCTATTGGGATGCTGACGGCAAAGTATGGACCATCGGCTGGGGTGACACGGGGCCAGACGTGGTGAAAGGCTTACGCATCACCCAGGCCGAGGCCGACGAACGATTACGGCGTCGGCTGGCCCGCGAGTTCGTGCCTGGAGTTCTGAAAGCCCTGACTCGCCCGGCGACCCAAGCCCAGCTCGATGCTATGGTGGATCTAGCTTACAACATCGGAGTCTCGGCGTTTCAAGGTTCGACGCTTGTACGCCTGTTCAATGCAGGAGATGCGGCCGGCGCTGCTGAGCAGTTTCCGCGCTGGAACAAGTCAGGCGGCAAGGTGCTGCTGGGGCTGCGCCGGCGTCGCGCTGCAGATCGTGCTCGTTTCTTGGGCGCCTCCGGGGTGGAGGCAATCAAGACAGGGGCGGCTATCCAATGATCGAACTCATTATTGGCCAAGCCTGGCCCTACGTGTTGGGTTTGCTGGCCCTTGTCGCCGGTTGGCTCACGGCCAAACGAGCAGGGCGGCAGGATGGCCGCCGTGAGGCTGAACAGAAACAACATGAGGCGGATCTGTCCGCCGTGGAGGTATCAAGAGATGCGTCTGAAAAGATTGAGCGCCTGGACGATAATGCTGTGCGTGATCGCGCTCGTAAGCGGATGCGCGACACCGAGGGGCGGTAGTTACTGCGCTGCCGCCCAGCGTCCGTTCCAGTGGCGCTCTGATGCCGAGATCGATGCTACACCGATCCGCGTGGTGCGCTATGTGGAAACGGAGGCAGAGACCTGGGGGCGGCTTTGCAAAAAGCTTTTACCGTGACCTTGTGCCATAAATTTCGGCCTTCTCATCATCGCTTAACGCATGATACCAGCGGCGAGCCTTGAATTTATAAGCCTCCCAGGCCATTTCAGTGTTTAGAAGTCTCTGCCTCCATTGAGCACGCTCCACACGCTGCGCCGAAAGAATAGCCGCTCGTTTTTCTGGGTCTGCGTTCACCTTGGCACGCCATTCTCTTACTCGTTCATTAGAGTAGGCCCGGAAAATTGCTGCGTACTCGGGATCAGATGCGAGGCGCTGTTTTATCCGCCGCACGTAGTCTTCTCTTACGCTTTGCCAATGCGCAGTATGCTTAACTTTTTGATAGCGCTCTTTTTCCCTGGCGGCTGCACGTAACTTACGGCATTTCTCCGAGCATGTTTTCGGTGGGTGACCGTGGCCGCGCCTGCTGCTTGGGATTTCTTTGCTACACCACAAACAAAAAATGGGGGCGATTGAGTCGTTAAGAACCATCGCCGCAGAACCGATGAATTAGTGCGATTGCCCGCTTTGCGCTGCTTGCTTGTCGGGTGACGTTTGGTCTGGGGATTCCTGCTTTTTCAGCGGCGTGAGCATGGGTCGAGCCTTCGACTAGCACCAGCCGCAATGCTTCGCGGCTGGGCGATTGCCGCAGTCTCATTAGCTCAGCCAGTGCGTCAAATTGCTCGTTCGTCATACCCGCACCAAGTCGTTTTCTTGGCCTAGCATGTCGATCATGTAGGCAGCACCCTGCTCATCTTCAACTTGAACGCCACGAAAGCCCAAGATTTTGGCGGCGCGAGCGGTGAACAACTGTACGTCCCAGCTCAGGTCTGCAGCATCCTCGGGCTCCATAATGTCCAGATCGAATACAGACTTGGATTCTTCAATCAGCGCCTCCGCATCATCCTCATCGATACCGAGGTGGCCTGCCGACTCAGCAACTAAGGCATTCAATTCGGAAGCATTTTCGTGATAGAAAAGTTGGCCAGCCCCAATAATCTGACTGTCGTCCAGGTCAATGCGGTAGGTAATGTGCTCGCCTGCAGTCATTACATATTCACTTTCGGAGAAGAATAGGAATTCACCGAATCGACCAAGAGTGGTGATTTCGTTGATTTCGATGGGGCTTGTGTGAAAGAGTTCCATGCCGTTCTCCGATAACATGGCTGTATTATGTACCGTTTAAGTGGTACTGTCAATAGCTGCTTGGGTGGTCTGTGTTTGGGGCTTGGTATTTCACATTGCTCATCTGCCGCGTAACTGGGTGCCATTTGAACGCAGATTCTGGTCGCGCAGTGCTCAACAGTTCCAACGCTGATTCAATGTTTGTCTCCGGTGAGGTCCATTCTCTTGCTGCGTCAGGCGTTAAAACCACAGGCCTGCGGTCGTGAATATCGACCATCCCGCCCGCTGATGCGTCTGTGACAATTGCAAAGCCGTGCTCAACGTCATCAGCTTTGCCTGGCTGCCAGGCCGTGATTGCTGCCATATAGAGTGGGGCGCCATCTTTGCTATGAATGAACCAGGGCTGTTTGTCGCCAGTCTCCCCAGTCCACTCAAACCATCCATCAGCCGGAACTAGCGCGCGTTTGCCGAGTAGGCCACGCCACATGGGTGACTTCTTCAGGATTGTGTCTAGTCTGGCATTGATGACTGGCGAGCGTTTATACCACTCAGGTTTATAGCCCCAGAACAGCCTATCTATCTGATCGCTGCCATCACCGAGCTGGTGCATGACGAAGGGGCGGGTGCCAGGTGGCACGTTGTATTTCAGACCATCAGTCAGCTTGCCAAGGTCATGCGGGTTCCAGCTCATCGACTCTATATAGTCAACCGGTTCGCGAGCTTGTCTAATTCGTCCACACATGCATTTCTCCATCAAGGTTTGGTTGCTGGATCTTGCTTGTAGCGCTTGAGGTAGTATGCCATGTCCCCATCTCGCCCTTGGCTGCGGTGAGGGAAGTTGAGCCGGTCTCGATGTTCTGAGGCACGCATATACCCCTGGACTGAGTTCTCCATTTTGAGTGCCTCAAAGAGAGGGGTGAGGCGGTGCCTGTTCTCGCCCAGCCCATTTAAAGGCATGGTTCCCAGGATGGAATAGGTAAGTACAGCCAACTCGCGCAGGCGTTTTACCTCACGCAACAGGTTCATCACGTCCTGATTGCGCCGGTTGCCTTCTTGGATGGCTTTCAGTTCGCGGTAGGTAAGCAT